AAAAATTATTCCCAGCATAATAATTAATATATGTATCTAGACCAGAAGCAGCATCTATGTGCAAATTACCGTTTGTTGTCGCAACACTAGCATAAGAAGCACTGGCGTGACCATCTGTTCCTATTGACAGATATGCAGACCAGGAAGTATTTGGTCCAAAAAGAGCACCACCTCTCATCCGTAAAGCTGTATTTGAGGTGCTGGCAGGATCTATATAATACGATGTGTTGTTGCTGTCATAAAAAATTGGAGCGCGGAGAGAATCTGTAGCCTGTAAATAGTTGCGATTAGTAGTTATAATTCCAAGATGATCAATTGTTAATGCAGTTTTAGAGCCTGCTGCAAACGAATCCGTGGTAGCCAAATACATTTTAGTGCCATATGAACCAGAAGATTGAACATAGACACCAGCCTGTGCACCACTAGCACCCCAACCCCATGTTATTGCTTGAGCATTATCAGCAGTAGCTTGTCCAGTAAAATTTAATTGATATTCAGTAATACCTGGTGTAGTAGTATTGATCGACTGGGATCCAGAAGGAATATTAATTTTATTAATTATTGATGTACTTGCTGGATCAACGTAATATCCTGTATTATTGCTGTCATAATATATTGGAGAGCGTATATCAACGCTGGCAGTTATGTTGCCCGAAGCGTTAATTTCCATTCTTTGTGTATTTGTGGTACCAAATAAAATCGAGCTATTGTCTTTATTAAACAGCCTTAATCCACCGCTAAATCTTAGTTCTGTTCTATCATTAGCAACAGCATCGGTAAGATTTAAAACAGTTGCAACGTCAAATCTTGTTAATGCACTACCTGATCTTCGCACAGTAAATTGATAACTGCTAGCCGTAAATGCATCATTATAAACAACAAGATTTAGTGTAGAATTTCCTGCTTCAAATCTCCAGTTTTTCTCATTGGTACCTGCATCAACATCTCTAAGATCAAAAAACGGATAGTTGGATGTTGAAATAAATCCAGCATCTGAAGTTTTGTTTACTTGCACATATGGGGAATAAACATCTACTCCAGTAACAGTAGTTCCAGAACGATAAAAATTCATAGCTATTGTTTCAGAGTTATAGGCGTCATTTACTGCACGTAAACTAAGCGTTCCTCCACCATCACCAATCATTCTCCATCGTTTTTGATCTGTCGTAGCATCATTCTCATACCACTCAAAATACGGAGCATTAGAGTAGGCAGCAAATTGTTGTGCTAATAAACTACCATTAGAATCCCGAACAGCTACAGTATTAACAGTTGTGGATGTTGAGGTATTATAACCATCCAACAAGTCTGCATCTAAGCCAGAACCTGCACCATCATTGCCAGAATGCCACATCAAGTTAGAGGTATTGTTAAAATAAATAGCTCCTGTTCCTGAGTAGATTAATGAGGTAGAATTAAAAGCTCCGCCCAATATAGCCGAAGCATTGCCTATTGCAACTGAAGTAACACCGCCATATTGAACAGAAACATAAGAACCTCCATTAGTTCCAGAATTGTTACCATTAACAATAATTCCAGCCTCAGAAGTAGCTCCTGTTCCAAACGTTTGACTGCCTGTGATGGCTAAACGAGCAAATCCAGACGAATTAATGCCATCTAACAAATCAGCGTCTAATCCAGAGCCTGAGCCATCGTTGCCAGCATGCCAGACTGTGCTTCCGTTCACTTTAAAGGCTTTTCCAGAAGCTAATTCTATACCAGTGCTATCAAAATATCCTAGGCTAGAAGGGGTTGATCCATCAGGACTAAACAAGAAATGCATTCTTCTGGTGCCCGAAATCTCAACAGGAACAAATCTTAATTTTGTTCCTACTGTATTATCAGTCAGGTCAAACAAATTGCTGTTTGTGGCCATTTGAATATTTTGTGTTCCGCTCCATGTATTAGTACCATTCAACAGAGGAATAGTACCACCAGAAGTTCCTATGTTATAACCGTCCAACAAATCAGCGTCTAATCCAGAGCCAGATCCATCGTTCCCAGCGTGCCAAATTAAGTTAGAGGTTCCTGCATATAAAACGCCTGCATTCGTCATTCTGAAACCAGTTGAAGCGTTTGAAGCTCCATAACGTATATCAAAACCCCAAGTTCTTGATCCTAACCACGAATATGCTCCATCTCCACCAGAGACGTCAAGAATTGATTGAGAATTGCCAACAGTTAATCCAATACTGTTTGCTCCGCCATTAGTAATTGTTTGCGTAGCACCCCACGTATTAGTGCCATTCAGTAGAGGAACTGCTCCACCAGAAGTTCCAATATTATAACCATCTAATAAATCTGCATCTAAGCCAGAACCTGATCCATCGTTCCCAGCGTGCCAAAGTTTATTGGAATTTATAAATGGGTTGCCAGAAGAATCAAACTGAAGCCATGCAGTCGCGCCACGATATAATATAAGTTGATCCGCGTCTGGTTTTCCTATAGCCCAATCGGTACCTGAACTATAAAACCTTAAGTATGCTCCATTTGATAAAGTTAGTGGGTATGTTACTGTGCCATATGTGTTTACGCCGCTCCAAGTATTGTTTGTTCCAAGGATGCTCGCGCCCGAAGATCCGGTGAAACCGATATCGCCCTTTGATCCAGTAAATCCTGTCGAGCCAGTGAAACCGATATCGCCCTTTGATCCAGTGAAACCGATATCACCTTTAGATCCTGTTAGACCAACAGAACCAGTGAAACCGATATCACCTTTAGATCCTGTAAATCCTGTCGAGCCAGTAAATCCTATAACGCCTTGAATACCTTGAGATCCAGTTAGACCAACAGAACCAGTGAAACCGATATCACCTTTAGATCCTGTAAATCCTGTCGAGCCAGTAAATCCTATGTCACCCTTTGAACCAACAAAGCCGACAGATCCAGTAAATCCAGTGGGTCCTGTGGGTCCTGTGGCACCTAACGAACCTGTAAATCCATTAGAACCCGTAAATCCAGTAGGACCAGTTGGGCCAGTTGGGCCTGTTGCTCCTAATGAACCAGTAAAACCGATATCTCCTTTAGATCCAACAAAACCGACTGATCCTGTGAATCCAGTAACGCCTTGTATTCCCTGTGATCCTGTAAATCCTGTGACGCCTTGAATACCTTGAGAACCTGTAAAACCAGTAGCTCCTTGAGGTCCAGTAGGGCCTGTAGGACCAGTAGCACCCAGCGAACCAGTAAAACCAGTTACTCCTTGAATGCCTTGAGATCCGACAAATCCTGCAGATCCAGTAAATCCAATGTCACCCTTTGAACCTGTGAAACCAATGTCGCCTTTAGATCCAACAAATCCAACAGAACCAGTATAACCAAGTGGGCCTACCTGCCAAGATCCATCACCTCTTAGCCATGTTGTTGTGTTGGCGGTTCCAGAACCAAGACGAGCAGTGCCTACTGTTCCTGTGCTGATATTAGTGGCGTTAAGTTGGGTTAATCCTGTACCAGATCCGACGAACCCAGTTGCGTGGACATTTCCGGCAAACGTTACTGTGTTTGCAATTGTTGTTGATACTTCAACAAAAACTGTATTGTTTGCATTCGAATCAACGAAATTAATGTTAGAAGTTTGTAGTCCATTTTTGACTACAAATTTTTTATCATTTGCCATTCCGGTTCCACTTTCCCCAGTTAAGCCGTTTTTTATATTTATAAAGTCTTTTTTCTTTTAAGTGTTATATTGTTTTGAATAACTCTCGGCAGCTTTTGACATCACAAACTGCACATATTCTTCGTCAGTAGCCAGTAGTGCTGGATTTGGAACCTGTTCACCCTGCTCGTTCGTAACTGTTGCGCCAACAGAAGTATTGTAGGCTTCTCTGGCTGCTGTGATTCCATCAAGGTGAGATTCGTCTTCAATTGTAACTGTAAAGGTTGTCATTTATATTCTCCTAGGCTATTAATAACATTTCTGAAGTTTTGTATTGGGTAGAGTTAGTCGTAGTTCTTGTCGCCATCAGCCTGACATTTCCTGCTGATATATCCACATCATATGTAGCTAATGCTGCAGAGCCTGTAAACACCACACCATATTCGGTAGATGATGCTGTGGTTCCATTGTGGGCTACCAGTAGTTCAGATATTTGGACTTCGCCAGTGACAGAGTCGTAAGCCTGGACCATTAGTTTACCAGAACGGAAAGAAGCAGAAGCGAAAGACGCAACCTGAGTTTTGGTTGTTGTTGCCAGAGTTGTAGCTTCTGATGTCGTTACCAAATTTGTATTGTGTGTAATCTGAGAAGCTGTCAACGGAGCATCTGCAGAATCGTCTGCAAGACGAACATTAATTGCTGTTCCGTTGCGTTTTAAGGCAGGGAAGCTGGATGTTGAGCCGCTGAAACGCATGATAGGGGTAGTTGCGCCCAATGAAAATGTTGCGTTTGCGGAGCTACTAGCAAAAGCCCATAGTGTATTAGTATTGTCGGCGTTGTTGATGTTAAGCGTGCTAATTACGCCGTTTGTCAACTTTGTATCTGTACCTACAATAACTGACGTTACAAAATACCCTGTTCTAGGTCTATTTGCGCCGCTTGCGCCGATGTCATATGTGTTGTCTGCATGAGCTAACATATGACCAGTAGATGTTACTCTCCAACGATCAGTATTATTTGTACGAATATAAAAATCTGAAGTGCCCGCAGTACCAATTTGCAGATCTCTGCTTGTTCCTGTTCCTGCTCGCTCAGTTAAAATTTGCAGTGTATTCGAAGTCCAATTAATTCCAAGACGTTCGTAGTTACTCGCATCCGTAAATGTGTTATAAGATTTCAACGTTTGAGCAGTCGTAGCTGTACGAAATTCCGTAGTATTTTGTCCTGATGTTACCAGAGATCCTGTTGTTGCTTCATTATTGATAGTAATATCTGCAATTCCAGTTTGTATCAATCTAAGATTAGATGTTGCTCCACTTGGAACAGTAGCTCTAAATCCACTATTATCAATTAAACTATTATAAGTTGAAGATGTGCCTCTGTAAATATCGCCTGCAACAGAAAGTTTGTGAGTTGGCGCAGTGTTGCCTATTCCGACATCGCCTGTTGTGTTTTTAATAGTAATTGCAGTGGCTGTTCTTGGCCTAATAAAAATGTCACCGCCAGTTGACGCTACTGTATCAAGATACAATTCAGAGGTTGCGCGAATACCGCTACCATTTATGACTGATAAACTTGCACCCCCAACACCCTGAAACACAATATTATCACTAATTGCGTGTAAAGCCGCCGAAGGTGTTGTTGTGTTAATACCAACTCTGTTATTTGTTGCGTCAACAAAAAGAACACCCGAATCAACGTTAACGTTACCAGATATTGTTTGTAGAGTTCCGGAAAGAGTTGCATTTCCTCCAACCTGTAGTGTAGAAGATACGTTAGCAAATCCAGTAATCGTAGTATTTCCAGTTGATAGAGTGGTTAGAGTACCAACCGAAGTCAGCGAAGAGCTTACAATCCCAGTTCCCAGAGCAGTTGAGTTAACAACAACAGCACCATTAATCTGATAGCTCTTGGTTGAAACAAGATTTAGATGCTCTGAAGAAGTCCAGGCATCAGTCGCATCAACCCAATTAAAGGTTTTGTCTGTCGCGCCTTTGAGAGTGATACCACCACCATCTGCCGTCACATCACTTGGTGTGGTTACGTCTCCGAGAACAATATTCTTATCTTCAACAACAAGATTTGTTGAGTTGACGTTTGTGGTTGGTCCATTGAAGAACACGTTTCCAGAAACAACAAGATCGCCAGTAATCGTGGTATTTCCGAATGTTCCGGAGCCTGTTGCAATGCTGGAAGAGTTGATAACTGTGTTAACAGTTGAGTTGCCAATTTGAATCACAGAAGTATTGACGTTGACATTAGACCCAACGTTCAGAACACTGGTTACATTAACTGTTGCAGGAAGTCTAGCAGTGTTTAACGTGCCCGAAGAAATATTATCTGCGTTTGAAGCGAACGTAGTAGCATTCGAGTAAGCCAGAGCAGCGTTGCCTGAGTATGCAATAGCGTTACTGTAGGCTGTTGCTGCATTGCTAGTAATAGCAGTATTAACGTTTACTCCATTGATCGTAATAGTAGCAGCACTTATTACAGTATTGATGGTAGAGTTACCAATCTGTATTGTTGAAGTATTGACGTTTACGTTAGCTCCAACATTTATCACAGTTGAAACATTAACTGTTGCTGGCAATCTAGCAGTGTTTAGAGTGCCAGAAGAAATATTATCAGCGTTTGCCGAGAAAGCTATTGCGTTAGCATAAGCCAGAGCCGCATTTCCTGAATAAGCTATGGCATTAGAGTAAGCTGTCGCCGCGTTGCTGGTGATAGCAGTATTAACATTGACACCATTGATTGTTATTGTGGCCGCACTGATAACAGTATTAACAGTGGAGTTTCCGATAAACAGAGTAGAAGTATTGGCATTAACATTGGAGCCAATATTGAAAGCTGTTGATACGTTTACGGTGGCTGGCAGTCTAGCAGTGTTAAGCGTTCCTGATGAAATACTATCAGCGTTGATTGTTGTTATGTTGCTTCCGTTACCGCTGAAGCTATTTGCTGTGATAACGTTAGCTTGGAAATTAGCTATTCTGAAAGAAGCATTGCTGGTGTCAATATAAGCGCTTGCGTCAGGCTCAGGAGTATAGCTATCAAAAACTTTCCAGATGCCATCAGTTGCATCGCGGAAGAAACCAGCATGTTTGTAAGAACCATCATTATAGTTTCCGGCAAATCCAAGATCAGGATTAGAAGTTGTTGATCCATCGTTAAGATAGATCATGTTATCTTCAACAGCTAAATTTGTTGCGCTGATGGTAACAGTTGTTCCTGAAACAGTCAGGTTGCCGTCGATCTGAACGTCACCTCTAATAGTAACGTTATTGGCAGCAAGATTAGAAACAACGTTGGCGCTTGCATTAATCGTTAGATTTCCGTTTAGAGTTCCGCCAGACAATGGCAGGAACGTGGAATTTACATAAGTGTTAGAAGCAGCATAAGCAGTAGCGTTTGAATAAGCCGTAGCAGCCTTTGCATCTGCATAAGTAACAGCATTAGAGTAGGCCGTAGCAGCGTTTGAAGTGATAGCTGTGTTGACATTAACTCCGTTAATGGTGATAGTTGCAGCGCTTATAGCGGTATTGACAGTAGAGTTTCCGATAGACAGAGTTGTTGTGTTAAGAGAAACGTTCGAACCAACAGTAACAAGAGCAGAGTTTACGCTGACGCTTGCATTGACAAATCCAGTTACGGTCAGGTTTCCAGAAGTAACTGAATTGAGAACGTCTAGAGTACTGCCGAAATAAACGTTGCCGTTTACTGATAATTTGTGGGTTGGTGCGCTGTTGCTTATACCAAAATTACCCGTGTTAGAAAATCCAGCAAATAAAACTGAACCATTACTAAATTCCACTGGAAGATCGCTTGTTATCCACTCAGAAGAAACCACCCCTCTTCTTGCTCCGCCACTACTTGCAAATATAACAGATCTTTGAGATCTAGAGGAGCTCGAACCAATCATCACAATATGATTGGATACAGATACACCACCAGCCCCTAAGTCTGATCCGCTATAAGTTCCAAATGATCCATATCCAGCAACAAACACGTTGCGCGGTCTTGTGGCATTGCTCGCGCCGATGTCGTAGGTGTTGTCAACTTCCGCCGTCAGGTGGCCATTGGAATTAACACGCCATCTAACTGTCCCAGCGGACATAAACCCAAGATTTGTTCCAGACCCATTGGAGCCGATGATAAGGCTTCGCGCAGCTCCTGTGCCTGCCGCAAGCGTTTCCACAAACGCTGTGTTTGCAGACCATAAGATGTTTAGCCGCTCATAATTGCTCGAGTCAGTGTATGTATTGTAAATCCTAAACGTTTGAGCGTTCGTGCCCCGCCGCTGGGCGAGGATGTCTGCTGCATCACGAGCAAGAACAATATCATTAGAGGAACCCAAAGAGATAACACTAGTGTTTGATGTTGCTCTAAAATTTTGCGCTGCATAAACTGTGGCTGCTGTTATACTTGTATATCCACTATCATCGGCAAGTCTTACATCTATCTCAGCGCTATTGCGCTTGAGAGCGGGGAAACTTGAGGTTGTGCCACCAAACTGGAGACGGTTGAAGTCTGTTGAACCGTTATTGTATAATCCTAAAACTCCATCACTTGGAGAAAGAATTCTGCTTCTTCCATTAAATATAAATGTTCCTGTGGCCCCAGCAAAAAAATTAGCTGCAGTTACAGTATCGCCGACAGTTACGTTTGTGCCAACATAAACGTTTCTTGGCCTATTTGCTCCATTTGCGCCGATGTCGTAGGTATTATCTGTTGCTGCCGTGAAATGACCACTACCATCAACAATCCAGCGATTGTTTGAGCTACCTGTTTGTAAAAGTACCTGAGCTCCTCTTACAGCAAAGTTTCTATTAGAACCAGTTCCTGCTGCTTCGTATCCAACAAATCCTAAATTATTTTCAGTAGCAGAAAGCACAACTCGTTCATAGTTGGAAGCGTCAGTGTATGTGTCATAGACTCTAAGAGCTTGGGCGTTTGTACCATTGCGTTGCGCCAAAATACCAGCAGCATCTCGAGCTAGAATGGTGTCAGCACTAGAATATGACGATGTTGCATTTCCCCACGATATAATCGCGTCAGACTTTAAAAATGCCCCATATTGCGAGAACCAAGCCCGACCGCCAGCCAGATATCCATCATCAGAAGCGGTAACAATACCAGCTTTGGAAACCTTAAATTTGCTGCTTCCGCCAACTTGTAGATCCATCAACAAACTATTACTGTTAGAAGCAGTATCCGTCGCATTGATTTTAAATGCGGTAAATGTATTGGCGGTCGCATTCCATGTAGGAGCAATAAGAACAGTTGAAGTATCGTTAGCAGTTAACGAATCTTGAACAACAAATTTAGATAACGGCGAAGTGTTACTAATACCAATTTTATTATTGACATTATCAATGAATAGAGTTCCGGAATCAAAATCTACATTACCAGAAAAAGTTGCATTTCCGCCAACAGTAAGATGTGAAGAGATGTTAGCGAATCCAGTTATGGTTGTGTTGCCAGCATTCAGTGTTGTCAGATTACCAACTGAAGTTAGAGAAGAACTTAATATACCAGTTCCGAGTGAGGTGGAGTTGACAACAACAACACCATTAATCTCATAGCTTTTTCCAGAAACTAGATTAAAATCTTCAGATGAAGTCCAGGCATCAGTGGCATCAACCCAAGTTAGAGTTTTATCCGTAGCACCCTTTAGAGTAATACCACCACCATCGGCAGTAAAATCGCTTGGTGTAGCTACGTCTCCAAGTATAATGTTTTTATCTTCGATGACAAGATTGGTAGAATTTACGTTAGTTGTTGGGCCATTAAAGAAAACGTTTCCAGAAACAATCAGATCCCCAGTAACGTTTGTGTTTCCGAATGTGACCGAAGAAGTTACAATAGAAGAAGAATTGATAACAGTATTGACGGTAGAGTTACCAATCTGGATTACAGAGGTGTTAACGTTAACGTTAGAACCAATGTTTAACGCTGTTGCAACGTTGACTGTTGCTGGGAGTCTGGCCGTGTTAAGAGTGCCAGAAGTAATATTTGTTGCATTTGAAGCAAAAGTTGTGGCGTTTGAATAAGCGTTCGCGGCTTTGTCGTCAGCATACGCGATAGCGTTTGAATAGGCGTTTGCAGCTTTGATATCAGTGTAAGAAACTGCGTTAGAGTACGCATTAGCTGCTTTATTGTCAGCGTAGGCTATAGCATTTGCGTAAGCCAAAGAGGCGTTTCCGGAATACGCAATGGCGTTACTATAAGCAGCTGAAGCTTTAGTGTCTGCATAAGCCGCAGCGTTTGTATAAGCTGTCGCCGCGTTTCCTGTTATTTGACCCTGTACTGTTGCGAGAGACAGTCCACCAAAATTTGTTGAATTATTAGAAGTTAGTGTTGCGACATTGGCCGATAGACCAGCCATAGTTTGGTAAATAAGAGCCGCTCCTGAGGCAGAAGTTGACACTGCATTTGAGAAAGCGGTGGCAGCATTACCTGTTATTTGGGCTTGTACGTTTGCTAAAGTTAAATTACCAAAATGTATAGAATTGTTGGAAGTTCCACTAAAAGAAGTAGAGTTGATAGAAACATTTACTGTTGAGTTTCCGACAAATACAGCATTTGTTGCATATATGTTGGCACCATAAATGTTATTAGGAGGAAGAGGGTAAATGATCTGAGTTGGATATTCTTTTAACTTAACTTTGAATGGTGTGTTTTGTACAAACTCTACATTAATCGCTGTATTAGGATATAGTATAACTTGAATTGGAGGTGGCATTTAAATATTCCTTAGCGAGTAACAGATGGAGTTACAGTAACAATTCCTTCTACTATTCTCGTGACGATCCCACTATTAATTTCAGTTAGCTCGCAATCCCAAACATACTGCCCTGGCTGTAAACTTTCAGTGTTTGCAGAATTAAGTCGCAGTTGAACAATTCCATTTTGATTTGTAGTCACAGTAAACGTTTTTTGTGCTTCAGAAGTATATGTTTTTCTGAGCATAGCAGAGCCAGTATAACCGCTTAGATTGATTGAAGCGCTGTTTGCATGGGTCACCTGTAAATCCTGTATAAAATCTGATCCCTGATCGATGACTAAATTTGCTTTAATCGCCATTATTCTCAACCTCCAAGTTTTTTCTTATTTATTAAAGAGCGACACGCCAAACTTTGCTACTTTGCGTCAATAAATAATAGTTCTTGCTCTATTTATAGGATGGGTTTAATGAATAACAACATAAAAATAGCAATTATTGATTGTATTGGACTTAATTATGATGGTTCTACTCTAACGAAAAAAGGTATTGGCGGAAGCGAAAGCTCTATTATTTCTATCGCCAGAGAATTAGTAAAAATTGGATTCGAGGTAACAGTTTTAAATGACTGTGATACTTCCGAGACAGAACCTGGAGTCTATGATGGAGTCCGGTATTATCCAATTGCAATGCTCGGCCAGAAAGAATTTAACTTTGATGTTGTGATCAGTCAAAGAACCGTTATTCCGTTTACTCCAAAACATCTTTATGATCAGGTTAGACAGCCTGCTCCAAGAGACTATGATCCTGATATCTTCACTCAGGTGCAAAAACCAGAACAGTTAAAGATTATCTGGATGCAGGATACGTTTATCTGGGGCGATCACCTGCTCGAGTATCTTCTGGTTAACAATCATGTCGATGAAGTGTTCAATCTGAGCGATTGGCATATCGCATATACAACAAATTGCACCCATGGCCCAAAACGTCAATACGAAGTTTTTAAAAATAAAATATTCCACACAAGAAACGCTATCAACAGGTGGATCGATTGGGTTGATATCAAACAAAAAGATCCCAATCTTTTCGTCTATAACGCCAGTATTACCAAGGGCATGATCCCTCTGGTAACACGTATTTGGCCCAGACTCAAACAACATTTGCCCCAGGCCAAACTCAAGATCATCGGTGGTTATTACAAGTTTCGAAATGAAGATCTAAGCCCAGCACAGCAAGAATGGCGCGGTCTTGTAAAAAGCTGTGAAAAAGATCCATCAATCGAATTCACAGGCATTATTCCCCAGCCTGAGATCGCCAAGATTATGGCACAAGCAACCTATAATCTGTTTCCTGGAGCCTATCCGGAAACATCCGGCATCAGCACAATAGAAAGCATCAATTATAATACTCCTGTTATCGGAACTCGATTCGGAGCGATGGAAGAAAGCGGAACCAAAGCTGCCAGCTATTTTATAGATTATGCAGTCGAGCCCAATGTACTGTTCCCGAATATCAATACCGAGGAACAGATCAACAAATATGTTGATCTTGTTTTGTCAGTCGTATCAAACCCATATATTCATCAACAGAAACAGTATGCGTGTAACGCTATTAAAGACATTAGTACATGGGATACTGTGGCGCTCCAATGGAAACAGCATTTTTATCGTAAATTCAATAAACAGATGACCGACGAAGAGTTGGTGAAAGTTAATTGGATTAATTATAGAGTTAGAAAAACTTTTGGAAAAAGGTTCTCAAACGTAGAGGATATTATAGTCACCGAGCCCGCCAGCAACACACAGAGATTACCACAAGAAAAAGAAGTTCGCGTCGCTTACATCGATATTACAGGAATGAGTTATGATGGGGAAACATTAAAGACCAAAGGTCTTGGAGGGAGCGAGAGTGCAGTGATTCTCAGCGCCAAAGAATTGGCCCACCAAGGATTTGATGTTACTGTTTATTGTGCTTGCGATGAAGAAGGAAATCGTCCAGGCGTATATGATAACGTAAAATACAGACCTCTTTCAGATATCGGAAACGACGAGCAAACATATGATGTTCTGATATCAAGCAGAGTTGTTACTCCATTTATCACCAAACCTTGGTATAACTGGCAACAAACAACCAACAGAAAAATCCCTTTCCAAAAGTTTGAAAAAATGAGAGAAGCCGCCAAACTTAAAGTGTTTTGGATGCATGATACGTTTTGCTGGGGCGATGAGATTTTAGAAGATCTTGTTACTTCAAAGGCTATAGACGAAATTTGGGTTTTAAGCGATTTTCACTATAACTATGTGACTAACTGCAATCACGGCAAACCAAGAAATTTCGAAGTTCTTCGCAATCATATGTGGATTACCCGTAATGGTATTACCCGATACCCCATCAAAACTGTCGAGAAAAACCCTGATCTGTTCATTTTCAATGCTAACATGAGCAAGGGATTAGAACCTCTGCTCAAAAATGTCTGGCCCAGAGTCAAACAAAAAATCCCAAAAGCCAGACTGGCGGTAATTGGAGGACATTATAAACTCGGAAATGCTGTGGCTAACGATACTGAAGAATCAGAGTTTATGAAACTGGTCGAGCCATTTATGGAAGATCCGACCATAACATTTACTGGGATTATCAGTCAAAAAGAAGTGGCTGTTTGGTGCAAAGCTGCAAGTTTCTTTATCTATCCAACAGCTTTCCCAGAAACCTATGGAATAAGCACACTAGAAGCCCTTTATGCAAACACTCTCATCATTGGCTGTAGATTCGGAGCTCTGGAAGAAACTGGGAGCCCACAAGCTTATATGATTGAATACTCCGCAACGCCAAATGTTGTTTATCCTAATATTGATATTAATGCACAAGCTGAAAAATTTGTTGATATGGTCGTACAGGCCTATAACGATCCAGATCGTCAAGAAAAAATGAACAAATTAGACGAAATTAAACCTTTGGTTGGTTGGAATGTTGTGGCGCTTGAATGGAAACAGCACATCTATAAAAGGCTCGGTCTCTATCTAAGCCGTGGCGAAAGCATTGAAGCAAATTACACCAAAACGAAATATCACGAAATATTTAATCGCCGCACAAGCACTCCTGAAGAATGGGTAGCCCCCAAACTTAAACCCGAACAACGTATTGTTGTTATCAGTCCTTTCTATAACGCCGAGCCTTATATTAAGCGCTGCATTTCAAGTGTGGCAGCGCAGAATTACGATAACTACGAGCATTGGCTAATTGATGACTGCAGCACTGATAATGGTTCTGCAGCCGCACTGGATCTAATCAACTCTCTGCCAAACGATATAAAAGATAAATTTAAGGTTATTGTCAACTCAAATAGAAACGGAGCCCCATACAATCATATCCAATCTATCAGAAAATTAAACGACAATGATATAGTTGTAATGTTGGACGGTGACGACAGTTTAACAAATGATCCGGACATATTCACATATTATAATCACATACATTATGACAACGACTTCACGTATGGATCTTGTTGGAGTATGGTTGATAACATTCCTTTAGTCAGCCAACCTTATCCTCCTGAAATAAAGAAAACTAAAAATTACAAAAACTATAAGTTCAATTGGAATGTGCCCTACACACATTTGAGAACGATGAAAGCGCATTTGTTGAAGTGGGCTCCAGATTCTGCATTTCAAGATAAAGAAGGAAACTGGTTCAAAGCTGGTGGAGATCTTTCTACATTCTACACAGCAATAAATAATTGTCATCCACATAAAATATATGTTGTTTCTGATATTGTTTGCAATTACAATGACGCCAGCCCCATCAATGATTATAAAGTAAATAAAGACGAACAGGACAAAGTTATTATGCAAACTTTAAATTCTAAAAAAAGAATATTAATTGCTATCCCAACAAATAAAAATATTGAGGCGCAAACATTCAAGAGCATTTATGATTTGATTATTCCTGAAGGTTATGAAGCGGATTTTCAATATTTTTATGGATATCAAATCGATCAAATTCGTAATCTAATAGCCAATTGGGTTATCAATTGTAATTATGATTATTTGTTTGCCGTTGATAGCGATATAACTTTTGCTCCTGATACTCTTGTTAGAATGTTAAATCACAATGTTGATATGGTAAGCGGAATTTATATTCAGCGTATTCCTGGCACCCACACGATTGAAATTATGAGAAAAGACGTATATGGTAATATGCCTCATGTGAATTGGGAAGAGATTAGAGGAAAGGGATTAGTTGAGATAGATGGTTGTGGATTTGGTTGCGTTCTGATAAAGGGGGAAATTTTTAAATCCATTCCATACCCACATTTTGTTTACAAAAGCGCATTAACTATTGAAAATACCGTAAGCGAAGATGTATATTTTTGCGTACAAGCAAAAAATAAAGGATTCCGAATCTGGGCGGACACTTCTATTATCTGTGATCATATTGGTTATCACACATTTAAAGTTAATATTGATTTTAAATTAGAAGAACAAAAAAGAAAACTAAGAGATCTTGGTGATAGACCTCTCATGCTGCAAGCCCACTATGAATATCTGGTAAAAATGAAATCTAAAAAGGTTGAACCCAAGGTTATCTATGATATTGGAGCTTGCGTTCTGCATTGGACAAATTGCGCAAAACACGTTTGGCCAAACTCTCAATACATAGCATTTGATGCGATGGATGAGCTAGAATTTTTATATAAAGAAAAAAATATTCCATATCATGTTGGGCTACTCAGTGATGTTGATGGTAAGAAAATAGGATTCTATCAAAACGTAGAGCATCCTGGAGGAAACAGTTACTATAAAGAAAACACCGAATATAGTCCAGATGCAGATAAGCTATTCCCGAACAAAATAGAAAAGACATCAATAACTCTAGACTCAGTAGTTAAAAACAAAAACTTTCCCAAACCTGATCTGATCAAAATGGATGTTCAGGGTGCAGAGCTTGATGTTCTCAAAGGAGCTCAGGAAACTTTAAAATCCTGCCAACATCTGATACTAGAGCTACAGCATAAAGAATATAATATCGGAGCCCCAATGAACAAAGAAGTTATTGAGTATCTTGACAGTATTGGATTTGCTCTAGTAACGCCAAACTTTGTTGAGTTTGGAACTCAGGGCGATTATCACTTTGCTAGAAAATAAATCTATTTCTGTTTAAGCAGTTCAAGTTCTTCGCTGAGAGCTTTAATCGCCTCAATCAGAAGTGGAACAATCCTTTCATACTTAACTGCTAAAATACCATCTTTTCTTTCTGCAACTGCTTCTGGTAAAACTTCCTGAAGCTGTTGAGCTATCACACCAACATCTCTTTTTCTAATAAAGTAGCCATCTTCTCCGCCAGCATTTTCTATGTATTCATCATTCCAATCAAAAGTTACTCCATCTATTCTTTTTATTTTTTGCAGAGCATCTTCAATGGTTTGAATATTTTCTTTCAGACGCTTATCAGAAGAATAATAAGCAGTAACGTTGTCTGTGGCGCGTATTTCTCCGGAGGTTCCTGATGCAGCCGTTCCTACTCCAAGACCACCATTATTTACAGACAGTCCACCTCCAGCTTCAAATCTGGTGTATTTGTAAGAACCAACAGTACCATGTCTAATTGTAAGAGCATTTGTTGGGTCTTCATAAAGATATATGTCAGTATCGCCACCAATAGTCAAAGAATTAAACACGCTGAAACTTGCTGGATCGCAATAGTATGCAGTATTATCTGAGTCTCTAAGCAGTTTAGCTAAAATTTCACCAGTTGTGTTATTCGGAGCAGTTCCGACCCCAAGGGAATTTACCTGAGCGTTGGAATTTGTTGTAAATCCTCCAGCAGATCCAGTAAATCCGATTGATCCAGTAAATCCAACACCTTGGATACCTTGAGATCCAGTTAAACCAATATCGCCTTTAGATCCAGTAAATCCAACACCTTGGATACCTTGGGAGCCCGTAAGACCGATTCCTTGAATACCCTGAGAACCTGTAAGACCAATTGAACCAGTAAATCCTATAGATCCAGTAAATCCCACTCCTGTCAAACCCTGAGATCCAGTAAATCCAACGCCTTGAATACCTTGAGATCCAGTGAGCCCGATTCCTTGAATACCTTGGGATCCTGTAAATCCTATGCCTTGAATACCCTGAGATCCAGTGAGTCCGATGTCTCCTCTAGATCCCGTTAGACCAATTCCTTGAATACCTTGGGAGCCTGTAAGACCAATTCCTTGAATACCTTGGGAGCCTGTAAAACCAGTAATACCCTGAGAACCTGTTAGACCAACACCTTGGATACCTTGGGATCCAGTAAATCCAACGCCTTGAATACCTTGGGAGCCTGTAAGACCAGTAATGCCCTGAGATCCAGTAAATCCAACACCCTGAGAACCTGTGAATCCAACACTACCGACAAAACCTTGAGATCCTACAAATCCAGTTCCGACTCCGGAATCCCAAACAAGAGTTCCTGTCTCAGCCCTTAAATATCTACCAGCATTTCCTACTATACTTGGCAAAAGATTTAAAATAGCTGCCATTGAGCTACTAGCACCTGTTCCACCAACAGAAATAGGAGCTACTCCAGAGTTAATTGAAGAGGCGTTAACGAAAATGCCAGAACTATTTGACGACAATCCTGTATTAAGAACAGCTGATATTGTCATATTACCACCAACACCTGTTCCATTGGTAATAGAAACGGTGTTTCCTCCGACAACAGATCTTACTGTTCCTGTTTTGTCTCCAGTTTTTACAATTATGCCAGTGTTGGAAGCGTCTAATCCGAAAACCGTATCTGAATTATTTGCGGTGACAGGAAGAGAGGGTTGTGTGGCGTTTGCATAAGAGAACTGAGACACAAACAATGATACACGTTTTGACGTTTCTCCAACAGATAAACTTCCGCCTGAGGCAGGAACAAGATTTCCGTTCATCTCAGCCGTAGCGTTTATAGAAACGTTTGCCACAAACGAGGCGATTGAATTTACTTGTAGATTAGCGTTGATGAAGGTATTGGTCGTTAATTCGGTGTTGCCGCCAGCAACTTGTAAACCTTTATCCGCTTTAAATCTTTGATCTACCATTTACTTCTCTTATTTGATTAAATCGGCTATGACTTTTACTGCGCTGCTAGATTGTGTTTGAAGGATAAACAGTTCCACATTGGCGTTATTTAGGTTTGCTGTGAATGTCGCTAGAAGTGGAGAAGAACTTGTTGATGGTGGAGAACTGACTGTACCGTAAACTGTTATCTCAGCTGCGCTGTTATTGTGGGCCAAGATGATCTCAGAAATCTGAGTGTTAGTTCCTTTTTTCACCTGAACCAGAAGCTTGGCTGTTGAGAAATCCGCCTTTGCGAATCTATAAACTAAAAGATTATTGACAATATCTGTACCGATGTCAGAATTTGCTGACACCTGAACAGTTAAATCCGATTTAACGATAAGATCGCTATTTACTGAAACGTTTCCGGTCACATTTAAATTATTGTTGATATTAGCCTGACCAGCAACAGTTATATTATTAGAAAGAGTGGTACCGCCAGTCACAGCAAGAGTATTAGAAAATGCAACAGCCCCAACAACTCCTAAACTATTTGCGACGTTAGCTTGGCCAGTTATAGCCAAAACACCATTGCTGTATACGCCAGATCTCGAAACTGTTGTCACAAATGTTGAGTTTGAGGCAACCATACCATTATTATTTGAAACTGTATTGACAGTAGAATTTCCTATAAACAAAGAGGTGGTATTAGCCACAACATTTGCGCCAACAACAAGTGTTGTTTGATTTGCAGCCACATTACCTGCCACAAATCCAATTGATGTCATTTGAGAATTGACAGCGCCATTGGAAATTGTTATGGTTGTTGAATTAGCAATTGTGTTAACTACTGTATTTGTTTGCATTAATACAGAAGCGCCAGTGATATTAGTGTTGGAGGCATTATTACTAAAGGAAGCACCAACACTATTAATTACAGAAACTGAAGTCGAGTTTCCGAGTCTTAAAATAGAAGCGGCTGCAGCAGCCACATAAACATCAACGTTTGATGTTACTGTCAGCGTTCCAGAAGTTGAAGTGTTTCCGCCTCGTAAGGAGTCTTGAGCAACAATATTGTTGGCCATGAACATACCATACAATCTTCCAGTTTTGGAAGTTGTAGAGTTGCCCGTTTCAGCGCCAGTTGCGTTTGCAGTTAAAACGTCATTCGTCGTCAGCCAAGCTAAAACGTTTTGTCTGATAATTAGAGACTCAAAGGTCTCTGTTAGAATATTTACGTTACTGACTGGATACGACACTAAGTTTCTCCAAAACTGCTCTCAAAGAATTTGTCAATTCAACAACACGAGCTTCTAATTGTGTTATCCTTTTTTCATATTCTCTCAGTTGTTTATCTTGTTTTCTTCTATGCTTTAATTCTTCAAATTCTTTTGTATTTATATTTAAAATAGCGCCGCTGTTTTTATCTTTGATATAATCTTGTTTAATCATTATACACTCACAGCAATTGCCTGTAATTGTTCTAGTTTTGGTATTTTATTAGAACTGTCAGAAAGCAGAACAACCTTTATTTGCATTGTGTTATAACCATCAAACTCGTTTTTAGATGTCGTATAATATCTTACAACATTGTCATTGGCTATATTATTAAAGGCGATTTGTTTATATTTCAGCTTATCGATACCAACTGACACTGATGGTTGACCAAGCCCATTTACGATATCTGTATTTCTTATGGGTTTGTTCAATGTTATTGTGCTTGAGTTTGAAGCCAAAACTTGAAACACTTCGTGGTTGGTTTCAGCAAATCCTGGTTTATAAACTCTTATGATATCGTCTTGTTGACAGTTTGCTACAAGAGAAACGTTTGTTACTATAATATTATTTCCATATTCCGCTAAGTTCTTTTCCCCAAGATTTTCTAGAATTTCTGGGTATTGTGGGAAAGAGTATGAATACTCTATTAGATCATCTTTGTTATTTTCGTTTGAATACTTTTCATTATTTTGATCTAGTTCGAGAGGAGTCCAAGACTTAATATCAAAAGAGTCAATATCAGCTGAATTGTGAATCTTAGCGTAAACTCGGATGTTTGTTCCAGGAGGTCTGTATGCTAGGATATATGTCTTAAGATCTTCGGCGTATACTCCTGGACCGAGATTTATTCTTTTCGAAATATATTTCGAAACAGCAATACCATTTCTATCAACTTCTGTATCATAGTTTGGCATTGAGTAGCTATAGCTGCTGTTCGCTGATGAAACATATGTTCTTGTTTCAGAATATGTGTTCGAGATATAGTTTTTCTTGACAATAAGATCAATGTCATCGCAATCGACGAATGGAGCGGTGTATGATGTGTTTGATAAAACGTTAACATCAACTTTTGCAACTAAGGATTTCTTTTCTGCTCCATATAGTGAAGTTCCATCAACTTCTTGAGACTTTGACAGAACGTAAGAAATTTGGTTTGTTCTGTTTATATCGTTTAATGAGAACGACACAAATGAAGACGAAAGAGTATTTGACTCACCAGCAATCTTGTAAGAAAGATTAAACGTGCCTCCGAGAGGACCATTGACGGAAAACTTAGGAACAAAAGCGTCTATCTTAAATCTATCCACACTTGTGATGGTGGTCCTAGCTCCGGATCTTACTCCGATTAGATTATCTGCTGCAGACAGTTTGAAAGTAGAGTTGGCTGCATTTGAGTCATCAAGGTATAAAGTTTTGTTGGGAGAAGAGTATTGATACACTCTTCCGCAAACTGGAGCTTTGTACCTGGCGACACCCGAGAAATTTGGTGGGCGATCAATATACATTTCTGTATTAGAAACGATAGATTTAACAGAAAAATAATCAGAAGCTGCACCAGTGTCGATGATTATTTTTTGCCCTTCATATAAATTTTCAAAAACAGTTGACACGCCTGTTACAAGGTTTGTTGATACGTTTACAGTAACATTGCCTGTTGCATTTGCTGTTTGCTTATAAACGATTTCGCCTGGAATAAATCCACCAACAGTATTTGAAATTGAGAGAAACTCGTAATCTTTGTTTACTACATACACAGAGTTATTTGAGGTGTCAAATTTAGCAATCTTGATTTGATATTTTAGATCCCTATCTGTATATGAGATGATGTCAGAATCTTGCGAAACAGCGGCATAAAGAATACCTTCTGTTGTATTTCTAGAACCTGATGATATTGTTTGAGTGACGCCAGTTTCGTTGACAATTCTATTACCTTTGATATTCTGCCACAAAACGAATCCAGAGTCTTGGAATTTAATAACTATGCCATAAAATCTATCGCTCTTTAAAACAACAGGATTACGGAAAGAAAATGTTGTTGAAGAAACCGCAGTAGATGAGGTTGAAATTTTATCCCATTCTACATAAGTTGTAGAGTTTTTGATTTTTTTATTCGGGGCTGGCAGATTATTCTCAATTTCACAAAGCCACATAACAACTTGTGGCTTTGGCACACCCGAGTCGTTGTTCAGAGAATATGGTTTATTTTTAAAGTAAAGATCAATGGAAGTTACCATCAGTTCTGGGGAACCATTTACGGCCTCTGAATCAGCATAAAAAGATTGAATATAGTTATAATAACTCATTTGTTTCTTTCTTTACATCGTTTCAAAACTATTTAGTTAAAGCTCTGCTAAATTGTAAACAGACTCAGTAGTATCTGTTTCTGCGTTTAGATTGGATAACCAAGGAGAGACATTAATGATACTGGTAGCTACTGAAGACATATCAGCCGAAGAAACAGAAATCTCTTTAACACTCGGTATTAGCCCAGTTCTTATTTGATCTTGAGCAAAAGTTGTGTTTACCATCGACAAATCAATAAGACTGTCATTGTAGAAATTAAGTTTTAGAGTTCCGTTTTCATCAGTTTTTAGCCCAGTAACATTGTCAGTTGTAGTTCTGATTTGCTCGCATTTATCTGTAGCTTTTGTTCCATCAAAATATAGATCATGAACCGTGTTTGGTTTCAGACCAATAACCTCTACCGTATGAACGTATCCATTTGTCCACCAGTAGTTTGGATTGTAGTTATTTTGTCTCTGTGCTTCTGATATTTGTTCTTCCATTCCCTGGCTGAACCAAACTTGTTGGTTATTGGGATCGTTGATGTTCGAACCGCCAATAGGAACGTTTTTGGGGAATACATCAACGACATCTCCGTTGTATATGTATTCATTTGGTTCTTTTACTACATAAGTTTTTTCTACTTCGAAATCCGCAGGATAGAAGATTTTATATTCGTATTTTCCGGGAGAAGCTTTATCTCTTACTCCGCCTTTATACACTCTGACTCTATAATATAATCCATTGTCTGGATTGTGAGAGAATATAAACTTTTGATGTTCTCTCCACCAGTAAATCGAAGTTCCTGGAACCAACTGAGAGGTGTCTAGAAATTTGACGCCGAGTTTCCAATATCCAACATTGTCAAGCAAAGAAGAAATACCTTTATTGAGAACATCATTTTGCGTGACTGCTAAAGCGCCATTACTGTTTATTACTTCAACCCAGGGTCCATTCTCAGATTCAGCTTGTTCAATTACAATCGCATTAAAACGTGCTCTGTGGTTCATGTAAATTTCCACAGGTCCAGCTGTTTTTGACATAGTAAAATTCCAATCGTCATAAACAGCTCTCGTTGAACTCCAATTAGTGTTTTTATTTGTTTTTATTTCTGAGACGATTTGCTGCACAACAACTGGCGGTTCTACTGTACCAATGGGCGCTGTCGTAGTAGTGGGCACTCCAGGAGTTATGACAGTATCAACAACATCAACTACTTCTGGTACTGGAGCCTCCAGTTCTGTTGCTTCAATTTGTTTGTATGCTGTGACTTCAACATAATCAACTGATGCGATGGAGTCTCCAATGTTTGGAGAAGATTCATGTCTAAGCTCGATAACAGTTTCTTCAATATGAGCGGTGAGCCTTTCGTCTTCAATAGTAGAATTGAATTCTGGATCAAGCACTTCTGAATATTGATAGTTTGAGAACGTATCAACAAAGAATCCAACTTTAAATCTATCAGTACCGCCACTTAGAGTGGAAGGAATAAATCTGGTTTTGGCAAGAGTTTCTGCAATAGTATAAGAAACATAATACTCGATATCGGAAACTCTTCTTTCGAGAGAGGCGATATCTTTCATTTTATAATTTTTGGTTTGCAGAATTTCTCTTTTGTTAGCATCAATTGGCGTGGTGACTGTATGTTCGAATATTCTTTGAGAACCTTTTCCATTATATACCTTAGTATCTGCCAGAGCGATCATATCTTGAGACATAGCTTTTGGTAAAGATGGATATGGTGGGATCTCTAGAAGCTGAAGAGTAATCGTATCGCTTGGGGCTGGAGGTGGTTCTTCTTTACCAGCATAACCTTTAATGACATCTATATTTTCGTTTACACCAACAACAACTCTATCAGTTCTTCCAAGATAGTAAACAACGTTGGCAGTTAAATCTGCATCAGAAACTGGGAAGTATTTTTCTGAAGCTGTGAATTTGTTCGAGAATGTTGGAACTATTGGGTTTACAATAGAAGTATTAGATACTTCTGAGGTTAGTGGAATAGTATTGGCCACTGTGGGTCTAAAGTCAAACTGATCTCTCAAGTCGTAATACTGACCATTGATTCCCCAAACTTCTGGAATTTCCAGAGTATTGATGCTTGTGTTGCCCATTGTTGCAACATTAGCGGTATCGTTGACGCTGTAAGAAGAAACTGTTTTAACGCCAGGTGTTGATGTGAAAGCGTCATATTTTACAAGCAACACATCATTGTTTGAGAGAGAAGGATAATTAGGTCTTCTTACCAAATGAGAAATGTCTAGCATATCTTCGCTTTGACGATGATCAATATAAAATTCATTGGTCACGTCAGAAACGTCATTGGTGGTTTCTGTAAAATATATTGGAGAACCCACTAAAGAGTGGTTTCCGCCGCCAGACACTGCAGTAATATCAATAGCACTACCATTTCTTGTTGAAGCCAGTTTTACGCCTGTTGAATTGGCAGCAACAACATAATATGTGGTGTTATTAGAAAGACCGCCAATTGCGGTGCCACTCGTATTCGAATATACTAAAGAGTCGCCGTTCGCAAATGGATTGCTGGATATTGTGATAAAATCGTCAGTGTTTGAGACAGCTGTTTCTGAGCTAAACGTGATTGTTCGGGAAGCTCCATTTGCTTTGATAACTTGTGACATCCTAAAGACATCCGAAGTTCCAAGTGGCCATGGCCCACTGGTCTTAGCCAAATTATTGGAACAAACAATTCTAGAGTATATGTTTCTTTTGATTAATTTGGCGTCGGGATTTACGCCAGACTTGGTGATATTGTACGCGACTGAAACGTCCATATTTGTTGCAGATCCCGCAGTAGTAGCCACAGTATTACCAATGTAGATAGTAATAGAGTTGTTTGTCTCAACAACAATGCTTCTTCCGTCTCTTGTCATAGAAATTGGAACGTTGTTGGGGAAATACAAATAAGAAGTATTAGTAATTGTCAAAGGAGCGTTTGCGGTAAGCGTCATAAACGTGTCATTTGCGACATTAAGAATTTTAGCAACTGCGGTGTTTGACGAATTGGCCACCTTAATATAATCACCAGCCCTGTAGCTAGTCAAAAATGCAGTGCCGCTTCCTGTGACATTAGCGGTCGTTGAAGTGAAGGTAACAGTTCCAGCAGCATTTGATTGAGCTTGATAGTTGTTATCGGGAACTATCATAAATTCTTTTCTTTGGGCGGAAACAAGAGTTCCAGAATATGGAAATATTTCGCTAGCGCCTGGAGTCAAAGTGATGTAACCTGTTGTGTTTGCTTGTTTTGATGTGCCAAACGTTCTATACGTATAGGTTATAGAATTAGCAGATTTCGACGCTTCTAGATTCTTGACAAGCAATCCGTTAAATCCAGAACCAACATCTCTGAGAATAGTGTTGTTTGATTCAAGAACTGTGTCAGCAACAGCAACTTTTGTGCTGTTGTAGTAAACAGATCTGGTGTCTATAAAATTTTTGCCAGCATTCATTTTGATGTCAAATAGGTAAAGATGCCACTCCCCATCATTATCCCCAGGGAGCATCCCTCTTATTCTGGCACTACCAATCGCGTTTCCAGAAGGAGCAGTAATAGCATTAGAATTATTAGAAACACTAGCAATAAAATTCTTAGCTGTATCATATAAAGAAATAACATCGCCAAGATTAAACTGAAAAACTCCACCGACATTATTGATTTTTATAAACGATCCGTATGCCACCCGAGATTTGGCTGTCGGCAGATTAACATTGTCTGTTCCCTTGTTTACGCTCTTGGAAAAATTGCCAGTCGTGGAAACTCTATATCCCTTGATATAGGCTGTGCCAGGATCAACAACTACTTTAAAGGTGCTTGCGGTATTTGCAAGATTCTTTTCATCCTTAGCCAAAACGTTAAACTGATTGATGACATAATTGCCGCTTTCTTCATATGTTCTTTTGGCCATCTCATCAGCAATAACGCTGTATACAGTTTGAGATCTTTGTCTGAAAGGAACGCCATCAGTTATCTCAATGATAGGAAGGAAGTCAACGTTAGCTTGAGCCTGAGTTGGTGTCAACACGACTAATTCTGGAGTCAGTTTAAGTCTATCAGATCCTGGGGCGGAGAAATTAGGACTTCCTGTGGCATTATCAAACAGAGAATTGTCTTGGTTCGAATTAATGATTTGTTCTTTTGTATCAAATCCAACAACGGCATCAAATGCTGTGTTGGAATACTTGTTAACAACCAGAGTTTGTTCGTTTACTCTAGAGAAAAATCCTTTTTGGTAGATAACACCTGGAGCCACCTTAACTCCGTATCCTGTTCCGATAGGAGTTTTGCTGCTGTCCGCAGTAGAAACTGAAGCTTTAAAATTGAGAGCGGCGACATTAAGCTGATTAATAGCAGAGGTTGTGATTGAACTGTTAGAAGTTATAGAAACTGTAACGTGAGGCTGGATGTAATATCCGGATCCTAGATTTGTTGGCTCGATCGAAACAATTTTTCCTAATGAATCTGTGACCAACACAGCTGCAGCACTAGATCCTATGATAGCTACAACGTTAGCCGTATTTGCTGTATTGGCGTTTCTGATAGTTTCGCCTTCTCTAAATGTCCAAAGAACGCTGTTTGCAGTTTTTAGATCATCCGCCAATGGCTTAACTCTAAGAATCAAAACTTGATTGTTTGTTGTGCTATCAGTTTCAATAATTTGTAAGTTGGCCACATTATTTTGAATGATGTGCCCGTTAGCAAAAGCTCCAGCTGGGAAAACAGATCCGCCACTAGAATTTTGAATAGCAATAGCCGAGACAACAACTATAGAATCGTTGTTCGAGAATGCAGAAGAACCATCACTAATGTCATATTTGAAGATAGGATATGTTTTATCGTATACAGTAAGAACCTGATTTGCAGAAAACGCAAAGGTATTTCCATTATTTCCTGAATTAGTATATTTTACGAAAAGAGTGTTAAGATCGGGATTTTGTGATTCAAAACCATCTGCAGTTTTAACAACCAGAGCCTCTAAGCCAACAGAATTTTTTACTGTCATTCCCTCGTAACTGGAAACGTTTACAGGAGCTCCGTTTACTTCTGAGTCTTTTAGTTTTACATAAGGGAAAATAGAAAAGTATGTTAGACCGCATCCTTCAATAATCGTTCCTTTTTTGAAAAGATTATTTGCCAGATTTTCCATCTGGTCATTTAGAATAGTTTGAAGTTGATTGAGTTCTCTAACCTGAACAGAAACCCCAGGCTTGAAAAGGATCTTAGCAAACCCTTTAGTTTTATCAAAATCGTCATAATATGGCGATATATTAAAATCTGTGTTCAGAGGCATTTAATTAACTTCTCCTAGAATCTCAGAATAATCTTAACAACTTCTGATTTATCAGTATCTCTAGAAATTGGTTGAACGTTTTCAAAATATATAACTTGTCCACTATCCTTTACAAAATCACCTTTGTATTTAGCTGACAAATATGAAAATATAGCATCACTAGATTCGCCGATAATGGGTTTTAAATTTGATGGATCTAAAGCAAATATTCCAGTTTCATTGGTTACGTAAAGCACATCATCGTTAGCTCCACCACCCGTTTCAATATGATGGACAAATGCTTTTGGTTGTGTATACTGTATCAAATTTGTCTGACTAATTTCTTCATCTTCTATGAAATTATTACCAGTTTGTAAATTTCCAGCTAGACGAGACAATTGAACCATAACGTTGAAGAGATTTGGATCTTTGTCGTTTATTTGCAGAGCATTAAATTCTGAGTTTGATGTTCTTATGACTGAAGTTGTTCCAGAAGAAAGTCCTACAATCTTAGCTCCTTCCTGGAAAACACCAGAAACATTAGAAAGAGTTATCTGTCCTGTTGATATTGCGGTAACAGTTCCAGTCGCCTCAGTTTCTATTTTTGAAACTCTTGCTGTGGTATTACTAAACGGTGAATTGCTGGAAACAACAATAACGTCTGAGTTGGAAACACTAGAAACAACATTAATCCAGTTTTTAGTTTCCGTTGATACCAGAGCATAATCGCCAGTTTGAAAACAATCATCAAAGAAAGTTTTTTCTGGATTAGCTAGAGTAGCAATCAAAACAGCATTTGATCCAGTAGATCCCCCAACCGAGACTGTAGGAGCAGAATCATATTTTGTTCCCTGGTTAGAAACTGTTATGGAGGTAATAGTTCCGCCTGGGTTACTATTTACAAATGTTGCGACAGCTACTGTTCCGCCAGAAAGAGGATTAGAGAATACCAAAGAGTTATTAACAGTAGAATTATATCCAGTACCACCATCAACAATAGTAATTGTCGTAGATATTTTACCTGTATCTGTTTTTGTGATAGTGTTTGCTGTAGTAGAAACTGTGACATTTCCAGCCAATCTAATATTCTTGAACTGACTAACTTTTTCTCCGATAGAAAAACTTCCGACTGTTAATGTCGTGTTACAGAAAACGTCTAAATTGTTTAGTTTTGGATTTGATATGATACCAATTTGACGAAAATCGTTATCAGTAGATATCATCCCTTGCTCTGTGTTTGAGAATTTACTATACACACAAACTCTATCAGCAAAAAGCTCGTTATAGGGATCTGATCCGTGACCGCCAGCAGGAGGAATAATAACTTTTAATTTAGCTTCTTCGAAATCAACTCCACCTGAAATAACTGCAGGCAAATCAATTAAATTAGAATTTGAGCTAAGTGGAAGAACATCTGGAGAAACACCAACATATGCCTCTGCTTTCCTGTATCCTGCTCCAGAATTCAATATTTCTACACTCGAAACAGAATTGGAGGTATTGGCATCGATAATCGCCATAGCTTCAGCAGGAACGGTTTCATTCATATCTCCAAAAACATAGATGTATGGATATATTTGATAAGTATCACCCACTGCAGGAACAGTTGTGAATGCTCTATCTAATATTACAGTTTTCTTTTCTGATGTTCCAACATACCCAACAATTCTTCTATACTGATCAACAGCTGTTCCGTTGGTTATTCTTAACACACATCCAGTATAATATTCGTCGATGGAGGAAGCATCGTCCTTTACGCCATAAAAGGTGTCAGCTCCTCCTACTTTAATATCGCCAGTTCTAAAAACTCCATTGGCAATATAATTGTCGTATCTTTGACCTGCATCTTCAACCACAATAACATCAATTTGTCCAGGAACTGCTGATTGTATTACTGTGGTGTTCGCTGTTACAGGAACAAATGATGTTGTGGAAAATTTGTTCCAATCAGCCGAAGAAATTGTATACATATACTTCCAAACATATTGATCTCCAGTCTCAAACGGAAGAAGATCGACTGCAGAACCCGCTCGAGTAGGTTCTACGTTTGACGCAATTCCGCCCGCATTGTACAAACACTTATAAACATCATATTGTGACCCAGTGTTTGAAACCACATAAAAATCTTTTTCATAAAGAAACCCATCATCATGGGAATACATGTCATAGACCGTGTTTGCAGTCCACATAATTTTTGGTATCATATGAACCTTATCGGAGTCAGAAACTCTTTTAGCAAAAATCATATTATCATAAACATTAATAACAGTAGAATCTACTGAGTTGTCTGGAGAAGGAACTGATCCATCTCCTCCAGTATAAGGGATATGTCTAGAAGCGTAAACGAATAACTCATCATTAGAAGAAATGAATTTTTTGGCGTTCTCGACGTTAAAGGTTTTTGTGACAAGTTTAGTCGACATTTACAATTCCTCGATCTTTATCATCAAATCAGTTGTTCCTCGTTTTATTCGATGATAGGTTTTTGCAGGAACATAAATCTGATCACCTTCATTGAGCGCTCTTGGGAGAGAATTATCTTCCTGAAATTCCCATCCCTTTCCTAGTAGTACTGTTATGATTCTATCTTTTTCGTCTCTATGCCAAACCAATTCATCTTCTAGAACATCTTTTTTGAAGTTTCTAAAAAATTCATCTTTACTTATCTCACTATCATCATATGGCTTAGACATTTACCACCATTTCTTACCTGAGTCGCTGAAGAATCTAGGCCATCTACAGGCCCAGTATGAGGCTGAAGTTTTATCTTTGTTGGTCAAACAGTGATGACGAGCAATAAAAGACTTAGTAGCGCCTGGGTCATTGAATTTCTTCTGCATGCCAGACTGACTGAAGTTTACTAGCCGAACTCCATCTCCGCTTCGAACATAAACTGCTCCACCACCATTTTTTCTAAATGGCTTGCCGATACCTTTACCTTTCGTCTTATCTTCTTCGTTTAGTTCTACTTCAAATGGATAATCAAGAATAACTTCTTTACCCTCAAACATAGCTGTTTCGCCAATGTCAGAACGAAGCATATCAGTTTCCCACTCGTCGATAGGTTTATATTGGCCTTCTTGATATAGACGTCTGGCTTCTTTGATCATCTCAAAAAACATCTCTGAGCCAGGTCTAAAAATGTTTTCGGTGAGCCTAATATTGTTGCTCGTATGATAATCGATCGCTTCTTTGATTGTTTCTTGTTTCATTTTGACGTCACTTTTTATTAGGAATACAATTGGGAACTTTTCTGCCATTTTTCATTTTCATACCAAACTGTTCATAGCCTTTCCAACAAGCTTCGCCTTCTTTTTTCTCGTTTATGATTTGTTTTATTTTTTCTAGTCTGGTCATGTTATTTCCTGAAAAAGATTGACGAGTGTTTTAAATTTGAGTATAATCAGTAATGTCTCTTATTATCTAAAACCTTTTTTATTCTGTTCGCTAATAACATCAACAATTTTTTGCATCAGTCTATTGGTTTCTTCAGCAGCTGTACCTTTTTCTAGATTTGATCCAAACAATTTTTTTTCAATTTCGTTTTTTACTCTTGGCTGTCGTAAAAATGCGTTTGCTTGTATTCTTGATATTTTTTCATTAAACGCTTTTATTTCTTCTCTTGACGCTTTTTTAGGGTCGGGCTCTGTCTGATTTCCATCTTCATCAACAGGATATTCGTCATCTCTTACACCTGGCGACGAACCACCCAAATCCAAATCCAGGGTTTTTCCTCCATGCTCCACAGTCATTCTATGCGCCCCAAGGCCTGGAGTGTGAGTGTGAGTAACTGTTATTGGCTCACCATTAAATTTTAACCCTTTGTGTGTGAAAGTTTCGGGTTTGTCGTAAACTGGTCCAGATTCTTTTTTCTTTGCCATTTTTATCTCCTTTTGAGGTTATTTTATATTTATATTTATCCTGCTACGTTTCCTGTTACTGAAGACTCTGTTAGACTTAATGTGGCATTCGCCTCGTTTATTAACATCACTGATCCGAAGAACTTAGTTCCAGCGGTATGCATAACTTTCTTGAACATATCTGCATATCTATCAACTGATAGCTTCGAGAATACTTCATAAGAATATTCTTGATAATAATCCCCATCATGCAGGCAAATAACATCACTCAAGAATCCTTTTGAGGTTTTGTAATAACCGCTTCCTATCCCTGTCCCGCCAAGAACAACCTTTACTGTCCCCGCTCTTTGACCATCCACAGAAACGAATTGTATTACCTCGTTATTGGTATAACCATAACCTGAGTCCACGATTTGTAGATTTGTTACCTGACCCTCAGCAGTAATAACGTTTGCTTGAATATCTGCATTTAATCCAATTGGAAGAGAATCTATATCTTCTACAATAGAAACAACATTAGCATTTGCTCCTGATGTTTCACCCTTTATTGAAATGCCGACTTGCCAAAGATTTTCAAATTGTATTCTTCTAACTACAATAGTGGTCGAGTTTGCAGTTTGAACTATGCCTTCTGCTGTTACTATTTCTTGTTGTGAATTGGCCGAAAGTATGGTAGAGTTGACAACTGGATTGTTATTAAGAACAATAGTGTCTCCGTTTGAAATAGTTCCAGAGACGTTTCGAACAACTATAAAAGAGTTGCCTGATTGTTTGTATACGCCTCTAATGATTCCAGAGCCTCCATTATTCGAAGAATACACGGGATCATTTACGCTGAAGCCTGGAATAAACAACAAAGCGTGACCATCTGAGGCAAAGGTTCCGTTATTTGCTATATCGATAGAACTTCCATTGAGAGTAGAAGAAAGTTTATAAAAATATGTATTGGAGTTTACGACAAAATAGTTATTTTCATTAGTCAGATTAGTTACTGCTGTGTTTCCGGAAGAAACTATATATTGCAATAACATTCCATTTTGTAGGTCGTTTTTGTACAGCCTCAGATAATTCCCATTTGCGCTGGCGTTATACTTGATAAGACCGTGCCCCGTTTCATTCCCACCTGTATCGAGAGTTAATGCAGAACCGCCAACAGAATTAGAAAGTCTGAGATGACTCGAATTTGAATTTATAACATAATATAGATTATTGTTTGCAAGACCCAAAATTGCAGTATTTCCTACATCAGCTACGTATCTTACAATATCATCATTCGCAAATGGATTTGTTGGAACTGCGATATAATTATTTGCAATGTTCGCGGGAACAATAAGTTTTATTGTTTCTGCAAGAACAATATTTCCTGTTGAGTTGCCGACAGAAATTCCAGTGGAATTTACAAACGAAACGTTTAAGATGGTATTGTTTGTTGTGACTGCAGTGTTTCCTGTTGCAGTAACGTATTTTACTTTGTCTCCTGCGACAAAAGATTGGGTGTTTGGTAATTTAATGAAACCATTGTTGGCGATCAAATCTAAAGTTGAGTTAAACGAAAACACGTTTGCTAAAGCATAAATCACATTATCAGTATCAGAAACGTCCAAGAAACTATTAAAGAATTTTGTTGATGGGGTTGTATCAAACACCCCATTATTTACTTGATAGGTATAGATGTTAGTATTTGGTAGATTTTGAGAAACTTTTTCTCCAGGCAAAAATACAGAATTAACGTTAGAGATTTTTATAATATAATCTTTTCTATTAAAGCCTGATATAGCTGGCTCTTGTATCAATACATACGGATCAACATTATATCCAGATCCTCCAAGAACTGAAGTAAGAGACGCGACCTTTCCTACAGTCAACAGTTGGAAAGTCAAAAGATTGTTCAATATGCTGTTGTAATACCCAGTAGGGCTTTTTGCAAATCCAAGACCAACGCTTCTTAATTTTTTGTAGCGGTAATTATAAGAGTTTACTGTAGGATAAGTCAAAGAACCCACAGCTGATACGTTGGTGTTTGTGGTAGGAGTTGTAGAAATATAAAGATTGGCGGACGTAACAAAAGGTCCTTGCCAAACATCGCCTACTGTGATATTGGTACCAGAAATACCCCTTATGGTTGCTATCGTTGTTTTGCGAATTAATTGTGTATTTGCATGAACGTTGTTGCCAAAATTAGGTATGTTTGTGTTATTTACAAGTTTGTTATCGTGAACTGCAATCAGATTGAAACTGTTTCCAGAAGTGTTTGTGACTCTATAATATCCATTCGCAATCATTCCGTTTATAGTATTGGAACTACCAGGGTCATACACCACTAAGGAGTTATTTGTTGCCCAAGGTAATAAAGTTGTAGTAGTAAACACTCCAGTAGTAGTGTTTAAGTCTGTTGAAGGATCAAAATTTCCAGATCTATCTTGAGAAACTGCTTGACCGACTTTAAACCCAGTATTTGATGCTACTGTGACAACTCTAGCTGTAATATCGATAGAAGTTTTAGAATTAGCATTTATAAAATCGTTATTGATATAGAGGGTTTCAGTTTCTCCAATGGTGCCGACATTGAATCCAGCACCAAATCCATCAGAGAAAGAAGTGACTGTAAAATTGACATTGCTGAAGATTCCTCGATATTTCGCTCCTGCAGTTTCCACAAAATCGCCACCTCTGGTGTTTCCAGTATACGATCCAACAGTAGCTATCGATGTGTTGCCTGAGGTGTATACGAAATCTCCGGATTCGAAGAATCCTTTTAGTGGGATAATATTAAGAATGGCAGTATTTGAAGAAACGTTTGACCTTACTACTAGACCAGAAGCAGAAATGTCATCATTTGCATCATATTTGTAAACATATGGGCTGATAAGCCATTGTGGTGGGGTGTTTGCGTCGGCCAAATCGATTCTAAAAGATCTCTTGTTGATATTGTATACACCAACTGATGCTTCTACGTTTGTTATTGTGGTGTCGTTCAAAGAGTTGCCGTTTACAAAGTGGCCTATTGTGTTCACAACTGTTATGGTGTTGTCTAATATTTGCGATACTGTTCCTCTAGAATTGTTATTTGACGTAACGATTTGGCCATTAACAAAACTGTTTGCATTAGAAACAGTTAGCAAAAATGTTGTCGGAACTCCCATGACCTCTGCATAGGTCGTAAAATCACTTATAGATGTTACGTTGATGTTAGAAACATTAGCGTTTAACTTGTAGTCTCCGATCGTAAATGGGCCAGATGTTATAGATATTGTTGCTGTTCCGGAGTTAGAAGATAGCACATGATCAACATCAATAACTGTTCCATTAGCAACTACGTTAGATCCATCATATTTTCTTACAATATCACCAACTGAAATCGTTGCTGAATTTTGATATTCAATAAACACAGAAGGCTGCACCACAGTGTCCATAATGACAAATTTATCATTGTAAATATTATTGGCTAACAGCACTTTTTCAGAAACAAGAGAAACTGCGTTGGTGCTGTATCCCCAAAGACCATCTTCAAGAATAAAGTCAACAACTCCGGTTTCTTCGCCTACAGAAACGACTCTCGCAGATCCGCCTCTTCCTCTTTCAGAGTCCTGGAAATTAACAATATCACCAACAGCAAATTCTCTACCGTTGTCTAAGATTGTGACAGATGAAATAGACCCGATTATTCTGGCTGAGTTGTCAGTGTAGATACCGCTTCCGTTTTGCGATATGCCTACACTCTCACCTTTGATGAATTCTTTGCTAGGATTAGATATGTACAAAATGCTGACTATACCAAATCCCGCTCTTCTTCTGATATACTTTTCGACGAAAGCTGTGGCTCCAGAGAGAGATCCTATGATTTGCTTTCCGACATAATTGATGTTTTGTTTGTTGTATGTTATTTCTAAATATCTGGGCGTTTCCCACTGACCATCAGATAGTTTGAAAATACGTTCAGCAGGATATTGCACCTCAGCATCAACACCATAAACAAGCTTGAAGAATAGATCGATAGAACGCTCAGTTCCTTTTGATCTATAAAGATCAGAAGCATTTTTGATCAGAAGCTTTTTATTGGAAGAAACGTTAAACTGGATATTCTTGAGATACTTTTCTTTGAAGTAAACAATAAATTCATCCAAAGTCGTATCAACATCTCGCCATTCCAAAAGATGTCTGGACTTGTATGCTGTGTTTTGTGGTAGTTCTAACCACTCATAGTAAGCTTTCATGAACGCAATAAAATTCTGCCCCTCTTCTTTGTAAAAAGCGGGGAACTGCCGTTCAATATACTGTGAGATAGTTTTTTCTATCATTACGATCTTCTTGCTACTTTATCAATTGTGTCTTTCATGCTTTCTTCTGGCCAAGGATTAGTTCCAACAACATCACCTAATCTACGAATATGTTCATCAAACTGGCCATCACTCATTTTATGAGATGGAACTGGATTACCGTAATTAAACGGATTGCCATGTTGGGCGTTGACACTATTAAGAACGTCTCTGGCCATCCAAAGAAGAGCTTTCTGATGTTTTGGTCTTTCCCATTTAACAAGACCACCCATTTTACCCTTTGGATGACTTGTCCGCATATCTGGTGCGTTTGAATTCAAACGCACTAAACTGTTTCCGATAGCGTGATGAAGCGACTTGAGATGATTTGAATTATCATAAAGTTTTTCACTATATCCGTCTCTTGTCTTTGTTCGAGTATTGTTGTCTAACAGATGCCCAATTGCTCTGTGGGATTTCAATAATAGTAGTTTGGTGTCAAAGGGTAGATCTGTTTTATTTTCAGATATTATTTTTTTGATTGTGTTTAATGATGACATGTTTACTCCCTAATTTGCTCAACAGTAATGTTGACATCTGGCTCGAGTATATTCAGAATAACATTTTTAGAGGACTGTATGTCTTTTGTTCTGGTTCTGGCATAGATCTTTAGATAGTTGCCTTCATATGAAGAGATATTAAAGGATTTTATTTCGATTCGTCCTTTGGCATAATCTACTGTTCCTACTTCAGCAACAAATCTGTGGCTATTTGACGAACTTGTGACGACTCTTATTTTGCCGTTTCCATCATCTTCCAGGTTACATCTAACTCCATTAAATGTAAAGAAACTGCTGCTTATGGTGTGTTTATCACCAGCAGGGTGATCCGCAGCAGCTGGAGGAAGATCGTCAGCCAATTCTGTCTTAAAGTCTACTGTCAGTTTTTGTGCCGCGTTTAGTTTGGGCGTCAAATATTTGGCGAGCTTTACTTCAGTTTCGTTTGAGACGATTGATGCTTCTGCTGAGTCAATGTTAGAAATTAGCTTTGAATAGCGGAAAATTTTAGCAAAACTGTTTAGATTGATCGAAGCAAAATTAAGAATAGAAGATATAACGATTGTTTTCATATCTTCTGGATTAAGTCCAGTTCTATTGATATTGTATTTGATGTTACTGTCGACACGAATATACGTATAGTCGGGAGAAACGAATACTGGCTCCATAGACACTGTTGATCTGGTTCTTAAGAATTTTTTATATTCTTCTTCTTTGATTTTTGGTAGCCCATCAATGTTTTGCAGGTCTACAGATACGAAAACTTTACCATATTGTGGAGGATCAGCCTCTTCTCCGCCAAATGCGGAGACTGCATTGATTTCCGGAAAATATTGTTTTAGAAGATTTTCATAATCTTCTGCTGTGACTGCTCTTTCTTGAGTTCCAAAAGATCTAGGCGCGTTGAATTTGATGGAATCAATCGTTTCATTAACAGCGCCTCCAGTGGAAACGCTCAACGCTGTCACAACAACATTAGATTCGTTGTCGATGTTCTCGGCGATTCGGAATATCCTGCATCCATTTGGCAGTTCTCCGCTTGAGACTCGATATTCTAGAATAATACCCGAATCGTTTTTGGGTTTCTTTCCAACGATTCCGTCGCCAAAAAGAACATCGTATCTTTCGTTTACCCCAGCCTGTAAAAAATATACTTTGCTGGTTTCGTCTAGATCCAAAAGAGTAGTAGCTCTTTTGTATTCTTCAATAACAGAACCTTGATCCTCGACTATGATAACCTTTAGTGATTGAAGATCGACATTTTTATTTGATATGGTATATCTGTTTTGGATTCTATCAGAATAGACATATCTATCAGTAATGAAATCCCCCTCATAAACCGAAAGGGTCGTTTTAAATGTGCTGTTTCCGGAAGTGACCACAACGTTTTGATCAGTGGTGAACAGAAACGTATTTGCGCCAATTCTGCTGGTAAATCCAGTGCCCTTTGGAATTGTGATGTTCTTTTTTTGCGGATCAGAAGAATTAATGGTAACTTCTAAGTCTGTTTTGGAAGAACGAAATGATCTAGGAAGATAATTCAATTCTTTTGCGTGGCTAACCACAGAATCTCTTATCTGGGCCGAATCAAGAAACATTTCACTGGCTATCATGTTGAGATAGAAAGAGTTGTTATATGTGTTGTACGCTAAAAGATCCAGAAGAACTGAAATGTTGCTGGCCTCAAAATCATAATCTTTGAATTGAGGCGTTGACTTTAAATGTGTTTTTAGATTTTGTTTGAAGCTATCAAAATCCAAAGAAACCAGTGAGATACTTGTGTTTGCCATTACCTTAAGCGATCCAGTTTGATGTTTAGGTTATAGGTGTTGGTATTATTTATTATTGAAAAATAGATATCAACGTTATATGAAGTCTCTTCGTTAATTAGATTTACGTGGATTTTTCTCAAAATAACTCTTTTCTCATATGTCTCTATGCACTCTTTTATCAAATTTTGAAGCTGCTGGGAAACTATATCACTGCCTGGTTCGAATAAAAGCGAATTAATATTTGAGCCCAGATTAGGTTTATAAAATCTTTCGCCTCTATTTGTCAGTATTAAATTTCTTAATGATCTTCTAACAGCTTCGGCGTCGGTCTTGGTCACAAGCTTGCCTGTGTTTGGGTGGGCGTTAAAATTACACATAAAATCGGAATATATTGGTCCAATTGGTGGAACATTTGCTGTCCTATCGACTCTATTTGTCATTTGTTCCTCTTAGTCTGTGGAAAATATTTTCTCGTATTCGTATACTATAGCTTGTGTATTTATTGGATTATTTCTAATACTTTCAAGAAATGATGCTGCATCAGATGTATCAATAGAAACAATTCCTGGAATAGCATTATTGATAACATCAGCAGTTTCTTTTACCTTTTGCAAAGCGGGTCCAACAATATTGTTTATTCTATTATCTATAGATCTTCTTACAGAATTTTCTAATATTGATGGGGCTTGAGCAAAACATTCGGGCAGTCTCTCAGCCGCGTCATCAACGGCGTCAATGAGATCTGAGAGAGCATCAGCAAATTCTATAATTTGTTTGGCCTGTTCTATTGCTGCCTTGAGGTTTTCAACAGCTTGGCTGATGATAGAGTTTTTAAATGCGCTAATAACTTCTTCAATAGTAGTGGGTATTTTCGCTAAAGCGGAAAATAAACTATTCAGTTTTACGCTGCTAGCGATAGCCGCTTCCAGCTGTTTTATTTGTTGCTCGATCATTACTTCTATGGTGAATAGCAATGATTGACAGTCAGTATGAGTTCTGATCGTTCTTTCTATTGACCTTATTGATTGTATGTTAATAGTCATTATTACCCTATCCTCTCAATAGTTCCGCCTTTTATATTTACAGTTTGGCCGACAATATCTGTGATGATTCCAGTAGCGCCCACTGCAGAACTAATTGGACCACTAGTTACTAAGCTACCAAAAATAGTAACGTTTCCTTTCAAAGCGATGCTCTTGGCTCTTATCTCAGCGGTATTATCACAATTTATTATGGTGTCGCCGCTCACAGTTATTTCTTTATTTTTTATAGCGACTTCATAATTGCTATTTGCAGACTTAACGACTACGTTACCATCATGAAAGAATTCGACGTAAGATCCTGATTTATGTTTAACAAGAATTCTTTCATGCTCAGGCGTATCATCTAATTCAAATATGTGGTTGACTGTTTTGGGAGTTTCTTTGGAAGATGTAGTTATGACTTTATTGTTTTTGAAGTTTGGAGAGCGTTTGGAAAGAGAGTCCACGCCAACCGCTCTTTCTTTGGCGGTAAGATTTCTTGGTATATTGTCTCCAAAGGCCAATGTGCTTATCCCTGGTCCAACAGGGTCTGGTTTATTTTGGTTCAAACATCCTAATATCATAGGGATATTTCTATATTGACCATCAAGAAAAACGCCAAAAACTGTGGTATCAACATTTATCCAATTAGGCGTTACGCCAATACCGCTTTGGGCGGGACTGGTCGAAGGAACCATAACATAAGCCCAAAGTAGATTTGTATCATCGCCAATTGGTCCCTGATCTCCAGAAATTCGAATTTGAACTCTTCCTAGATTAAGCTCGTCGCCATCAATATTTGTTACTACGCCTATGAATCCCGTGAGATTTTCAACTATCATGAATTTGCTCCCGTATTCATCATCTCACAATATTGTCTGTAACCTATTCCTGTTCCTGCCTCAGAAGGTCTGAACATATGACGAATTTTAGCAAATAGGTAAATTCCACTGGCCAATTCATTGGTCTCTGTGCTTGTGCCAGCGTTGATAACTGGTATATTTAACATAGCTGCAGAACCAGCACTTAGTCTACTGTCGCCGCTTATCTCCATCCTGAGAACGTTAGAGAACAGTTTATTGACATAAGCTCTAGATAATATTTCTTTTTGTATCCTCAATAATTCTTTTTCTTCTGTCACAGCAGCTACCATCAGGTTATTTAATTTATCCCCCTGTTTATAAATGTCACGAGGAGAGACTCTTGTGTATAGTTTCCTCTTAGGAGAAAAAGATTTAAATTTCTCGAAATCCTGCTCCTCATTATATTCGAACTGAAAGTGTTCTCCTGTGCTGATATTATAAGCAAATATCTTTGACTTTGTGCCACCGTAAACAATATTTTCAGTCAGTGACTGTTGTTTGATTTTTTGTAGAATTTCAATTTTTCTCCAAGAACTATTCTTAATATCCTTTGGTTCAGCCACGTCATAATAAAACACCAAATCTCCTTCCGCTATCCTGGAATCAGTGGAAGCTTCGGAAAGAATCTCTTCTAAAGTTTTGAAGTGGTATCCAAATTGATTTTCATAAAACATATACGAACTTGAGAGATAACTTCTCGACACCGCTCTCTTCTTTATAGCGTCTATGGCCTGAAAGGGATAGAGACTTGAGCAATTCATCGTGTCAATTGAGTTGGTTTTTGAGAAAAAGAATTTTTTGTTGCTTTTAATTTTATTTTTTAAAATATCGCCAATCATATTTTCTGGAGCCAAGTTTGTGTATATCTCTCCCACTCTTATTGCAAAAGCCCTCAGCGACTCTGGAGAAATTAAATTCAAGAAATATGTTTGTGACTTATTAGAAGAATCTGGTAATATTACGTTAACGCTGTCTACGATGAATGTCATTGTTACAAAATCTAAATTCACATCGCTTGCATATTTTATGGCAACAGTCGAGCCATTTATGGTGTCAAAATCAACGATGCCTCTAGAATCATCTAGAGAGGCCGTAGCAGTTATAAAAGGTTCAAAAACTGATTCGTATATATTAAATTCTGTGACAAAGGGGATGAGATCTAAAACAGTGCCATTCAGTTTTCTTAGTTCAAAAAATTCAATTAGAACCGAACCTTTTGGTAAAGCGTTAACGCTTTGAAACATATTTACTCCAATAGCTTTTGTAGATTTTTACTTATCAGGGAGACGCCTTCTTTACGTAACAGTTTAACGTTTCTCTTTAACTCATTTATCTCAGTTTCTCGATCAAAATAAGAAACAGGACTCCAGTATGAAGCTTCCTCCGTTGTAATGTTGTCTTCAGTATGGGGCGAGATGATAGAAGAAACGGAGTACTGTGTGTTGTCGTCAAATCTATAAACTATATTTCCGACAGTTGTGACAAACTCTCCTGTGATATTCTTAATTGTTATTTTATTATCAACTGTGTTTACGTCAATCACTTCAGCTGATGCTACTTGTTGACCGCTTACAAATTGCGCTATTAAATCGCCAGGTATCATAGAAGTTGTTTTGTCAATTTGTAATATTCTTATTTTATTTGTTACCTTGGTCCAATCTTTTCTGTGGCGAACATAGCCAATAATTCTGTTCGCGTAATCAATATCTGCGGTATAGTATTTTTTTATATTTTTAGAAGCGTTTTCATATTGAGAAACTGAAAGTTTATCTTCTGGCTTATCGCTCCAGTTGTTTATATAAAAAACTGTTTTTTGTTTGGCCAGTTCGATATTTCCATATTTTTTGACAATCATACCGAGAAAAGATTCGCTGTCTAAAAAAACGTCGCCATAAGGATCAACAACGTCATTTGACATATAATGTATCCAGTCAAAATACGGTGAGCCGTAATATCTATCCGCGATTACATCCGCCCTTAAAGAAACATCATCATTTAGTCTTATCTGTATAAAGTTTTCTGGTTGCTGTTTGCTCGCGTCGTCCAAAACGACTTTTGCGAATATGTTTCTAACAACATTGTTAGAGTATTCTATTATGGGAAATTTATCAAAAAACTGACTAGGCATTACTGTTCCTTTAGTTTTTGTTAAATTGAATTCATATCAAACGGTATAATTGGCGCCGTTGCGTTAGAAGAAACTACGCTGGAGGTGTTAGCAGTGTTGGCGGTATTGGCGGGGACAAAAGGATCAATATTTTCTTCAGAAATCTGAATTTGATTATCTTGACCCATTTTTGTAATATCAATAATTCTGTTGAGATCGACTTTTTCTCCTTCTCTTCCGAAATCTTCGCCAGTAAACAGTTCAATTTCTATCAGATTTAGTGTCAAAGCTATGAATGTCGGAGCATTTTTTTCGCCATTGAAAAAAGAAATGTTATTTTCAGGAGAATAATTTACGCTTATAGAATCTATAACACAATGTTTTGTCTGAAACATATCTCTGGTTGTTTCTTCTTGCGAAGCCCAAGGATACAGAGAAACTTTAACCATATTTGGGTAATTAAAAACGTTATAATCTTTTGCCAGATCGCCATTTGCGTTAGTTGATACAGAGTATGTTGGCAAAGAAGAAGCTTTAATTTTTTTGATAATTTTTCTCAATGTCTCAGATTCTTCTGCGTTGTTAGGCGCGAATGTCCAAGAAAATGAATAATTTTTAAATTGCGGAGAATTGAAAATAATTGATTTATTGGGATTCAAGGCTGCAGCCAAAGTCTGTGCGCCTATGTTTACGAAATTTCTACCAATTGTGCTTCCGCTGATAAATCTTAAAAGCGGTTGGATTGCAGCTGATGCTGTAATTCCCTGGTTAGTGTTTTGTAAAGAGTTCATAATAGCGCCAGCGATTTCTGCATCAAAGTCGCTATAATCTATTCTATAATTGTCGCTCAGGTCTGTTGGAATAGGAAAACAAACTGAGTGTAATGTGTTTATGGTCGCTGGAAGAGTTGGAGAAGGTCTTTGATATTTTTTAAAGTCCATTCTCATGTAAAATTTATTAAGATCTGATGGATACGCAAGATTTTCGTATCCAGTTTCTGTATCTTTTGCGCCTTCAACGTCTAAAGCCCTGTCAATTTCTGCAGAATAAGTATAATACTGAAGTCCTCTAAGATCATCAATTTCCTGAGAAGTTGCGATATTTTTTTCTTGAACAGGTGGCTCGGAATTAATTTGCGCGATTCCAGAGGAAACAAGACGCTCAACAAAAGAAGGTAGGTTGTTTCCTGATATTTTTGATAGGGGGTTAGATAGATTGACCAGTAGCGCCATGCGAGTTCCCTGTCCGTTTATTATTAATTGTATTTATATCAAATAAATAAATCTGAAACAGATACCGAGAGTTGTACATGAGAACAATGAAGGGCAGATTTAGGCCCAATAATCCACAAAAATACAGAGGAAACGTCAGCGATATTATTTATCGTTCAAGTTATGAATTGAAATTCATGATGTACTGTGATTCGACGCCCAATATCATAGAGTGGTCTTCAGAAGAAACTATCATACCTTATACATCACCAAAAGACAATCGCATACACAGATATTTCGTCGATTTTTTGATAAAAGTCAAAAAGAAAGATATTGTAGAAACCTATCTTATCGAGATTAAACCCGAAAGTCAACAAAAACCTCCACCTCCACTAAAAGAAGGCAAAACTGCAACAAGAGCTTATATCAAAGAGGTTTTCACTTGGGGGATAAACGAAGCTAAGTGGAAAGCTGCCAAAAAATACTGTGAGATAAAAGGCTGGAAGTTTTTGGTGATTGGAGAGAAACAACTAAATATAAAGTTCTAATGCGCGAGGAGCAGTATGGCAACAACTATTTTTGAGGAAATTATCAGAAGAGGACTTACTTCTGGCCAATTTCCTGCCAGAACACAGCAAGCTCGAGCTTGGTACAGGGAAACAGCCAAGAAAATTCGAAACATAAACGAGCTGAGTTTCTTCAAAGCAGATAGAAACAGATTGGTTTCTACTCCTATTATAGGAAGCATGTATATGTTTTTCTACGATCCCAAAACAGCTGAGAAATTGCCATATTATGATGTCTTTCCTATGATCTTTCCTTTTAAGAAAACCGTCGATGGGTTTTATGGTATCAATTTGCATTATCTTCCCTATGAGCTCAGAGCCAAATTAATGGACGGTTTATATGAATATGCAAATAATAGCAAATATGACGAAACCACTAAATTAAAAATGAATTATTCTTTATTACAAAGAGCCGCAAAATTAAGATTTTTTAAACCATGTGTGAAGAGATACTTGAACGGCCACGTAAAGTCTAAATTCATGTACGTCAAACCAGAGGAGTGGGATATCGCATTGTTCTTACCACTAGAGAGATTCGTCAAGAGCAGCAAACAAAATGTTTGGGCTGACAGTCGCAGAAAATTAAGGACACAGAAATAAATGTCAGAAGATACACAACCAGAACAACAAACTCCAGCCGTTGATACGGGGGATAGAGTTGTTGTGCAGTCTAAAAGAAGATTCGACATATCTGAGTTTAGATCCGAAATTAATAAAAATGGAGTTTTGCAAAACAATAAGTTTATCTGTGTTATTTCTCTACCGAAAGCGTTCAGAGAAGGGGAGTTTGCTTCGCTCTATCAAAACAATACACATTTCATGACTCTGAGATGTGAGACAGTTACAGTTCCTGGCCAAAACTTTTTCACCCAAGATTTGAAAAGATATGGATATGGACAAATAGAGAAGAAACCATATCTACCATCATTCAACCCAATGAGGATGGTTTTTCTTGTAGATCGTTCCGCAAAAATCATTAAATTTTTTAATGATTGGGCGAATTTAATGGTCGACCATAACATAGACAAACCCATATATGAACAGCCTCAGAAAAACGCATATCTGGTTAACTACAAAAGCGAATATATTTGTCCAGTTCTGTCGATATTTGTTTATAACGAATCTAATGAGTTGGTTTTCGAAACTAAAGCCTTTGAATGTTTCCCCCTGACAATTTCAGAATATGACGTCAGTTGGCCAGCCCAAAATGATCTTATTAGATTATCAATATCTATGCAATTTGTTCATTCTACCAAAGAGTTTTATGATAAAGGATCACAAACCGAAAGTGTTGAATCCAGAGAAGCAAAAAGTATATTAAACTTGGATCCAGTTTCAAGATTTAATCCGGATGTAATTTTAAATAGAAATGAAGTGTAACCATATAAAAGGATTGTCATTATGTCACTACCAAAAATATCGCAACCCATATTTGATTTTGAAATACCTTCTTCTGGGAAAAAGGTAAACTTCAGACCATTTCTGGTTAAAGAAGAAAAAATTCTATTCACGGCACAACAATCTAAAAGCCGAAAGGAAATTGCAAAGGCGATCAGACAGGTAATCAACAATTGTTGTGTTGATGACACTTTTAATGTTGATGAGATGAGCATATCAGATGCAGAATACGTATTTCTTCAACTAAGAGGCGTATCAGTAAACAACATTATTGATTTTCAACTGATTGATGATGAAGATGAAAAACCTTATAAATTCCAAATTGATGTTTCAGAAGTCAAGATTATCAAACCAAAGAAAAAACCTGTTAATGATATCAAGATATCAGAAAAGGTTGGGATTATCTTAGAATACCCAACTTTTAAGATTATTGAGAACTTTCAAGAAAACATCAATAATGAGTACGACCTTTTGATTTTTTATTTAAAACAGTGCATCAAGTCAATCTACGATGAAGAAGAGGTATATGATCCTAAATCTTATTCTGAAGAAGAAATAAGCGATTTTATTGAAGGATTCTCTCCTAAAAACTTTGAAAAGATTAAAACGTTTTTCGATTCTGCTCCCAAGATGGAGTATATTATAAAATATAAAAACTCTTTGGGGAACGAAAAGAAATTTGTGTTGTCCACGTTAGAAGATTTTTTTACGTTGCTTTAGGCTATGGCGATTTGCTAAATTACTACAAAACCAATTTCGCTTTAGTCCAGCATCATAAATACTCTTTAACAGAAATAGAAGGTATGATTCCATTTGAAAGAGATATTTATGTTGATATGTTGTTGGAGTATTTGAAAAAGGTTGATCAACAGCAAGGAAATAGCTGATGGCTATAGCTTTAGGCTCTTTATTAGGTAGAGGTTTTTCAACAGCTGGAAAGGCTGTAGGTGGAGCTGCAAGAACAATTGGAAAGGGAACTCTTGCGGTTGGCGGTGGATTATTGGCAGGTTTGGGATCAGGTCTCTTGGGCGGAAAGCTTGGAGGATCTGGATCATCTAGACAAACTGCATCTCCACAGCAACAACAAACATCCTATCCAAGAATTAGCTCTATTTTTGCACCCACTTCCACCAATACAAGAGTTACTGGGCCAACATCAATTAAAGACAATTGTTGCTGCTGCGATCAAACTATTTCATTGCTTTCTTCAATCGACGAAACGCTAAAAAGAAGCTTATATGTTTCTCAGGCAATGAATTTAGCGGCCAGAGAAAAGGCGGCAGAGGGTGGAGACAACCAAAAAATAGCTGGTCTTGGCGGAAAAATTGAAGCTATGGCCGACAACGCCGAGAAAGCTGGTTTCGGTATTGGAGAAATGTTAGCTCAATCGATTGGGCTTGCGATAGTTTCTAATCTTGGGCCAATCTTAGATTTCTTAAAACCAGGAGGAGATTTATTAAAATCTTCAGGTGGTAACAATACACCAAATGTGGCTGGTGCTGGAATTGGCGGTGCGATAGGATACGCACTTGGTGGTAAAAGAAAAATAGTGAGTGCTGGAATTGGTGCTGTTGCTGGTTCAGATGTTTTGGGCGATGGTCTTTATAAAGCAAAAAGTGATGAGGGTTTCTGGGGAGGTCTTGCAGGAAACGTTGGCGGCGGCATGGCTGGAGCAGCTGCTGGCGCGCAATTAGGTCTAGTTGGTGGACCAGTAGGAGCATTTTTTGGAGGATTAATAGGTGGTATTGCTGGCTCGTTTCTTCTAGAAGACGCTGGAGAAGCTTTGGGTGATGCCATGGCGGGAAAATTTAATGAAGAAACAGATGGAAAAAAGATAGGAAAAGACGCTGCAGATGAGATGAAGAAAAGACTTGGCTCATCAGGAGCGGGACTTTCTTCTAATATTGGAATTATCCAATCTTCAAAAGACGCTTCTTCTTTGAAAGATTTAATTGGAAGAATAGAATCTGGAAATAACCCAGACGTTTTCCGAAAGGGTGGAAGGGCTGTATATGGGGTTGAAGTTTCGAAATTGTCTATTGATCAGGTTATGCAAAATCAAAAAACATCCGGATGGGATGCTGTTGGAAAATTCCAATTTATTCCAAGCACCCTTAAGATGCTTTCTGACGAGATGAAAAAAATGGGAATGATAACTGGCAAAGAAAAATTTGATGAGGGTATGCAGGATAAATTCTTTCAGTATCAAATATCTAAGATGTCTAACGTACAAAAATTCTTAGGCGGTGATCAATCAGCAAAACAAGCTGCAATGATTGATCTTTCTAAAATATGGGCAGCCTTGCCAGATCCAAGAACAGGTAAATCTTTTTATGAAGGAGATCGTTCTGGAAATAAAGCTTTAACAGATCTGGCAACATTTTCGAAAATGATGGATGTTTCTGCTGGCACACCAAATGTCGTTCTCGCTACACCAAAACCAATTTCAGACGTAGAAAGAATGGCTTTGGCGGCAGCTGCACCAAAACCTGCTCCTGCTTCAGCCCCAACGGTAATTAACAATACAATGGGATCTGCCCAAAAATCGCAAAAACAAATAGCCTATATTCCGCCAATTGATCCTCCAAAATTCACACCCAAAGCGGTTTCTCAATTTGAGAGCAATAGATACTTGTCAGTATAAAAAAAGAGGGGCCGAAGCCCCTCTTTAATCTATTCATCTTCCTCAGCAATTCGCTTAAAGAATTCTAGAGTGTCCTCATCGTCATCATCAACCACTTCCCTCTTAGCGGGAGCAGCTGCTCGTTTAGGAGCAGCAGAAGCTTTCTGTGGTGGAGGAGCTTCTTCGTCTTCATCACGGTTCGAGTTCCGAGGAACATCTCCCAGAACAAGAGAAAGACGAGCTTTCAATTGATCGTAGGTCTTGAATTCACTCTCAGCGATCAGCTGATTGAGAGAATGCTGTTTAGTCCAGATTTCCTCGAGCTCTGAATCATCATCAGAAAGAGGAGCCGCTTTCTCAAACTCGGACTTGTCATAGTTGCGATATCCATCAACCTGACGGATCTTGAGTTTGAAATTGGCACCTTCCCAGAAGTCAAAAGGATTCATAGCTTCTTCGTCCGGATGGACAGGATGCATCATATCATTGATCTTCTCAAAGATTTTCTTGCCGTACTTGTAGCGGAAAACTTTACCCTCGTTCTCTTTGTTACCAGGATCGCTGACAACGTAGATGTTGGAGACGTAGCTCAGACGACGCTTTTGTTTGCGGGCCTGTTTGCGCTCAGGACTGTCGTCGCTTGCGGAAGAGTTCCAGAGTTTGGAATTGTATTCAGAAACAGGATCGGGTTTGCCGAGTGTCGTCAAAGACTTCTCAATATACCATCCGCCTGGACCTTGGAATCCGTGATCCCAGATTCGAACAAAGGGAAGATCCTCGCCATTGGGCGCAGGAAGAAACCGAATGATCGCATAACCATTACCAGCTTTGTCCACTGTAGGTGTCCAGAAAGTGGTATCTTTATCATTTCCTTCGGAGGTTTTATTCAGAGAACTCACGGCTTTGGTGAGCTTCTCGAAGTTTGACGTTTTCTGTTTTTTAAGATCGTTGAAATTCATTTTTGTATATCCTTGTATTACGATGTATGTTGTTTTGTTTTGGTATTATAGTACTATAATGAAATATTTATTTGACGAATTTTTCCTTCAATATCTTCTTAAACTTAGCCCTATCATAACTTAGAAAGGGTCTATATTTCAAGCATTTTCTTAAAAAAATTGGCCAAACAACATTATCTTTTATGTTCTTTTTCCAATGACCGATGAAACCAATTATATCATTCAGGATGATTACTGTTTCTAGAGAAACTTTGCCCTGTCGTAAAAGCTTTAACAAATATGGATGTTGTCCATCTTCCACAATAAAGTTTTTGTCGAAATCTTCGAGCAAATGCCCTATTTCATTTTTAAAATTGTATGTGAGAGATTCTTTTCTCTTGAGCCAATCAGTGTAATTCTTTTCTGCTTTATCAGAGAAAAGATCTCCGATCCAAGAAATATCACTATTGATCAGATTGGCAATAATATAACCTTCAATATCTTTCTTCTTAGCGAGTTTCTCAAAAAAGAATCTATCCTTTCTTGTTTGAAACTTTGTGAGATCCAGTTTCAATTTCCCTTGATATTTTAGATAATCGTAGGAATCAGAGTTGAAATGTTGTTTGATTGATAAGAACTTTTGATACGCATCAAACGGTGAAATCAAATTGGCAACCTTGATGTTTTGGGGAGCATATTGAGTGCCTCATATTCTAATTGAAGAGCGTGTTTCAGTTTAGGATTGCTCTTCACGAGATCGGCGATAGTTTCTATCTCGTTATTACTTTGTTGGCAATAATGTATGATTGCATCAGAATATGTGGTATTACAGGTGTTCACAATACGCTCAATGTTTGCAAAAACGTCATCGGGATTTATACCCAATTCAATTTTTATCTTTTCTACTTTTTTTGACATAATAATGCCCTAGAAATTTGTTGTGAAGTCGATACCAAACGTTCTAGGCTCATTAAAGTTTGCATAATCGCCCAACACTGTTCCGTTGGCATTTGAACGTCTATAAATGTAAGACGTATCAAAAAGATTACGACTCCAAATTGAAACTGTAAAGTTTTCAAATTCTTTACTTACACGAGTGTTGACAACAAAGCTTTCTTCATTTTGAACATCTTCGTTGTCAAAAGTGTATTGGGGTGATGAATAGTTTCCATCAATATGAAAACTCCAATCAACAATGTCATAATCAACAGATGCTGACAAAGCATGTTCTGGGGTATATGTGATGAACACTTTCTGGAATACCGGAGACAGATTAGGTGGAGTCAGCAATGCATTAAGTTGCTCTTGCACAGTATTACGGGCGAGTGGCATCAGAGTGTCCGTATATGCATATGAAACAGCCATCTTAAGATCATCAATTGGTTCTACAGTTAGATCTACTTCAAGCCCCTTGATTTTTGTGGTGCCTTCCGCATTCACTGTTTCGAGGGTATTGCGGACGGTACCGTTTGGTTGGGGGACAAAGAAATTGAAATCAACCTGACTGTCTTTTCTGTCCATGGTATAAGCAGCAACATTTAGTCTGGTGTTATCAAATAGATCCATCTTGGATCCAATTTCATATGACTTCACAGATTCAGGTCCAAAAGAACGATAAATCAGTGACCGAGAACTGGCTCCGCCAGCACGATATCCTGTTGTATATTTTGCATAAACATTGATATCATCATTGAAATCGTAAACAAGCGTAGCAAGCGGATCAAATCGTCTGTTCTCTTGTCTGAAGGTTAGATTAGTGCTTGCGCCATTCACCGTGAACAGTTTACCATTTTTCTTATCTTCTGTAACTCTACCACCAAGGGTAAAATGCCAATCATCATTTACCGTATATGTGGCCTGGCCATAGAGAGCGTAGCTATCAGCTTCTGCTTGTGAAGCGCGAGCAATTGGCGTTAGCGAATATGTGCTGGGATCAACAAAGGTGTAGGCTGTGCCAAAGGCATTCCATTTATTAGTATTGGGAGTTCTTGCTTCATCATCAGCAGTTTCCGTAAAATAATAAGCGCCAACAACATAGGTTAAATTGTCCATTGAACCAATAAGCTGGAACTCTTGTGAAAACTGTTCTTGATTCAATTTAGCGATTGAATATCTACTGAATGTGGCGTTAGGGACAAAAACAGGTGTGCGATTAGCTGAACCTGAATTATCAAACTGGCGATCTGACACTTCACGCCTTGCTGTAATAGATTTAAACTCAAGATCATCATTGATGTCCCAAGTTAGGGTTGAAGTGATACCTGAAGATTTGCCGATACTTGGTTCTTGAGGAACTCCAACTGCGGCAGATTTGGCACGATCGGGTTGCACCACAACAACGCTAGGAAGAGGCGCGACATATCCGGAAGGTATTTTATTGCCAGCTGCAGCAATTTGAGAAAGTGTCGCGACAGGTCTGTTCAGAGGATTATAGTTAATCAATTGGCTGAAATAGGGGGTGTTTTGATCTCTGCTGGAATCAACAGCAATATCAGCACGGAAAGTATCCGTAGGTTCCCACCTTGCTGCTATTCTTCCGCCATACCTGTGATGATAATTCCATCCATATTGATTTTGGGTTGGGTTTTTTGTGGTCGCGTCTTGATGTTGAATTCCCGCATCCACCTTCACAGAAACGCCAGCAAACTCCGGCAAATTAAGACGGAAGTTGCCAGAATAAATTCCGTAATTACCAACTCCAGCGCTGAAAGATCCTCCAAAAACTCCTGTTGGAGATTTACTGATGATGTTCACAGCCCCACCTTCGGTATTTCGTCCAAACAGCGTACCCTGTGGACCACGAAGAACTTCAACACGCTCAATGTCGAGAAACCCAGCATTTAGACCATGCTGTCTGCCCATGTAAACTCCGTCAAGGTAAACACCAACACCTTGTTCCCTAGCTGGCTGGTTAGCGTCTCCTGGCACAATTCCTCTCATGCCTACTGTAAGTGCAGACTGTCTGGATTCGAAAGTTGCGATTCTTAGACTTGGAACTGATCCATCAGAAAGATCAAGCAAGCTTCCTGCATTTCTTTTTACCAGTTGTTCGTCGTCAAGCACAGCTACTGAAATAGGCGTATCTTGCAGATCAGTTTCAGTCTTAGTGGCAGTAATAATAACAACATCATGTTGTTGCGCATAAATTGCAGGCGCAATAGCCATACTAGCTGTGGCTAGTAATAAAGCCTTTTTAATCATTCTCCGTTCCTCTCGAATTCATGATATTTGACCAAATTATATAGAAATTATCCAAGGTTATGTTAGTAACCTTGGATAACTTTCCTATAAACTACTGAGCTACAGTGGTTGCAGCTTCAGCGGGATTGACAGGTTCAACAACAGCAGGCGGCTCAGCAGGAGCAACAGGAGTTGGTGTTTCAACTGGAGGAGCAGGCTCGACCGGAGGAGCAACAGGAGCTTCTTGCGAGCAGGCGGCAAGAGAGAGAACAAGAGCAGCAGCAATATATTTCATTTTATTCATTCCTTTAACATGTTAAGATTAGTGGAGGAACTTCTGTTCCAAGGCGTCCTCCGTGCCCGTCGAGATCATGCCGCTAGGCGAGTCTCAAATGCAACTTCGTTATCGTTGGCATTTCTAGTTTTTGTTCGTTTAACGGAGAACATCCGGATAGCCTTTGGATTTATTCACAACCAATCGATCCTAATTCGCCCCCATCAAAAACAGTATGTAGTAAGAATTCTACTTACCTAGCTAGCATATGATGAAGGTCAACAACCTTTACATACTGCTTTTGGTGGAGGCGGAGGGATTCGCACCCTCGTCTTGCTTGCTTTAACACCCATCAGTTTACTATCATTAAGACTATTTATACCCTATATTTTATAGTTTGTCAATCGTTTTCCTGAGAATGAACCGCAAAATGATGTATTTTCACTTTTATATTTGGATTATTCTCATCTGTATGCATTGTTGTATGTGAATGTATCAAGTTTGTTTTGGCTGGTAAAATTGTTTCTCGTTCATTATTGAACTCAGACAAATCACCAACATGAAATCCTTTTGTTTTTGGTGTGGTAGAAATTTTAATTATGTGGGCTGTGTTGCCAGCATTCCCATTACCTTTGCCAGTTCTCGGACGATTGTCCATGGCGTGTTTAAGCGCGACGAGAGGAGAATGTGTCGTTGATGTGTGGGCGGGTAGATGCAATATGGAATTAGAAGAACCACCTAATAGTTTTTCAGGATCAAACCCAACACCAGAATAAAGATCAACACTGTGACCAATTGGATTCTCAGTTAATTTTGAAATAGTGCGATGAATTCGTTTATCTTCATATATCATATCTCCTTCAGGGTGCGTTCCATTGTTATGCGCGTCAATAAGAGAAGTATTGATATGATAAGAAGATCCAGTTTCATCAGTAGTATAATCTTCAACATGACCTGCTTGGGTTTCTGAAATTTTTGGCCTGTCCTTTGTCAGTTTTTCTGATATTTCGTCTAGAGATTTTTCATCTGGTTCTAAAGCACTGACTGGAGAAGCTTTGACTCGAGAAGCTTCTGACATTGCTGAGTCTAAATTGGAAATTCCATAAGGACGCCTATAGTGAATGGGATGAGGCGAAACTATTACTTTATAATCAGAAAGAGTTTCTTTTATAATTTGTAATAATTTACCCATACAAACACTCCTAGCAATTTATTAGTAGTCATTCAACAACGAGTGGGATCCACCCCCACGTACTCCCAAAATAAGGAGATCTTAGTCTAACGCCAAAATTCATTGGTCCAGATCATCGTCATCGAAACTCTACTACAACCTATTTATACCTTTTTCTGACCTATAAGTCAAGCGTTTATTCATGCTCGCTAAGGAATTGTTTATCACCCGGAGAAACGTTTCCTTCATTGTTAGTCAAAATGGAAATATCGTCTTGAGGTTTTCTAAGTCTACTGACTGTTTCATATATGTCATCTAGATTTTTAACCCCATCACCAGAGGAGCCTACGTTTCTGCCGTTTTCGGCCAGAATACGATAACGCCATTCACCAGCTTTGTCTCTATAGATTTCCCAAACATGTTTTGACATATTTTTATTCCTTTTAAACAAATCACAAATTTTAAACACGAGGTTTCCTCGCGAATGCGGCTTTCATATTATCAACAAATCCGAAAATGCCAACCAGAGACATAATAGCGTCTATAGTAGACATGAAAAAATTATTCTTCATTCTGATTTCCTTACTTTACTTTAGTGAAATCTGTTACCATTTCATAACGTGTAGCTTTGCCGTCTTTATAAGCAACCAATTTATTTTTTCTGTTTTTGCCAGTTTTTCTAAGAGAAACATGAACCCAACCAGAGTTGACTCCTTGCATTGGATTATAAAATTCTAGAATAAGTTGGTCGTACTCTAAATTCTTATCGATCCAATCAGCCAAAACTTTATTTGAGACGCCCTCAATTTCTATGTCAATAGCCTCTCCCGTAGTATGTTGAGATTTTGATGCTCCACCCACTGCAACATTTACTTGAGGCGATCTATAACCAGAATTAATCTTCAGAGGCTTTTTAAAATTATCTCTGACTGGTTGGGCGATTTTCTTGATGATATTTCTAAGATTTGCTTTCGCCTCTGCATTAGGTTCATTATTCATCTTGAACGACTTGGCTGTCGGCGAATATGTAAACTCATCAAGAAAAAAATTCTTACTAACTAATTCTCTCTTAGCCATTTTAAAACCTCACATGCAGATGATCAGTGGGCCCAAACCCACTGATCATATTTAGGCGAAGTTTTTAGTTATATCATGCAGCAACTTTCTGGCGTTTAGACCTGAGATCAGGAGCCGAATCTGCCATCTCCATAGCGATCTTCATTGCTTCGATCTTCTTAGTACGACCCCAACCAAACCAAGCGGAATTCATACGATTGTCATTGTTTCGACCGATGATATGGTCAATAACAAACGTAGCGGAATTGAATCCTTGCCACATACTGCCTTCGGCGAACTGGGCTCCAGGTTGCTGTTGCAGCATATCGAGGGCGATCCGAGCGTTTCGTGAAGGCTCCGAAGCTTTCTCTTCTTTCTTGGTCATCTTAGTTCCGAACACGCGAGAGAAATACTCAGTGGCAGTCTCATTCAGCAGACGCTTCGAAGAAAGATACTGGGAAGCTTCTTTATAGGTCTGAAGCTTTTCTTTGGCGATACCCAGCATTTCTTTCACTGAATCGCCATTGAACTCAGTACGGTGGGAAACCGCGACACGATTGCGATCCGAACCCTGAAGAGCCATCGAAAGAGTATTCCAGCAAACAACCCGAATGGGCGTAAACTGAATGTCGATGGTCTTGCCATAAAGGTGGGGATTCGAAAGAAGAAGGTACGAATCAACACGATCGCCCTTGACTGCTTCGAAGGACTCGTTCACTTTAGCGAGGGCGAAAACTCGCCGTCCATCCTGAATGGATCCAGCGGTATGCATAGACATGTCACCAGCTGCAATGAAGTCATTGAAGAACTGGAAAGCATCGGCATTTTGCAGAGGATTCCAGTCATCGCCAACTACGTCAAGAACTTTTCCGTCCGTCTTGCGGACAAGAGCAGAACGACCAACTGCGACTCGCTCGACTTTCTTACCGACTGTGATATCGGCATAGGCGGGAACCTTTTCGACTTCCCAGTCGAGATTAGCCTCTTTCATGATTTGTTCGGGAGTGAGGTCAGCAGGAACTTGCTTCCCGAGACCGTGCCAAGGCGTTTCGCCAGTCCAAGCCATAGAGTAAGAACCATCAGCGAGACGCTCAAGCATATGTGCCATAATATAAGATCCTTCAAAAGAGTTATTCGCTTCAACGCGATATTGTCAGTATACTCGGCTAAGAGAGAAAAAACAACCTTTTTTCTAACTTTTTCATTAAAAAACGTTAATATTACGCCCCTTGTTTTTATTAGGTTTTTTAAACCCCCTAAAAGCCTCTCTCGAGCCCGAGAGTGCGCTCTCTGGGGAGGGGCTAGGAAAGCCTTATATGGGCTCTAAACGCCTCTCGAGCCTCTCGAGACAAGCTTTTTCATAGGCTTTTATCCTACCTTTGGCTTCCTGTAAATAATCTGAAGCTTTTACTCGGAAAACCTGAGCCTCTGGGTCATCTTCTACCGATATCAGGATAACGATATCATCAACCAGAATATTGGTTCTTTCCCAAAACATATACGAGTACAAAGATGTTTGAAGAAAATAATCTGTGATATGCGATTTGCATTTTTCTTTCGAAGCAGTCTTATAATCTATGATGGCTGGTACTCCATCCCAGCATGCAATAAGATCACAACGTCCTGCTACTCGTAGGTTCTCGCTCCAAAGACATCCCTCTACAAACATTATTTCGTCTACGTGGGCGTCAAGTTTCTTTTTGATGGGTTGAAAGACCATAGTTGCGATGGGAGAAACAGGTTTCAATTCTTTGTTTAGCGTATAATCTTCCGCCATCTCATGCATAAGAGTTCCTCTGTTCTTAGCACGATTTGATATTCTTTCAGCTTCTTCTTCACCAACTCTGGCTTTCCATTCTTGTAGCCAAGTCTTATCTGCTGTGCCATCAAGAATAGTTGTGACGCTTGGAAACTTAACATCTTCTCTTACGATATAATGTCGACCACCGTTGATGATTTCCGTTTCTAAATCCGGAGTAGGCCAAACTAGATTATGTTTGAATTTCTTTTTCATTTACGTATTTGGTGATATGTTGAGTTTTTCGGCTGCTGTGATAAACTGTTTAACAACGTCACTTCTAACGATGTCATTCACGTTAAATTCTGTGGTAGAAAACGATTGCATATTATTGATGATCTTGAAGAAGTTCT